CCTTAAGCTTTCAAGTAGGGAGTGGTCAATTGTTATTGTTGTATTTAAAGAATTAGGTCCACCAACATTTCCAGTTGCAATTCCCCATCCGTTACACCCAGAACAATTAAAACTTATTGCATATCTTTCTGGTTGAGTATTACCAGTATCTGGAGCATCCCAATCTAAAACTGTTGTTGTTGCACCATCTACTACCGTCAAATTTCTTGGTGGCCCTATTGTTTTAACTACTGGTGCTGCTTGTGAAGTAAAGGCTTCTGCTGGGATAACCTGCATTGATCCAGATTGATTCCATAGTAGTTGAACCCAAGCACCACCACCATTCTCATAGTACATTAATTCTATGGTCTTTGGAACCCCTGCCGTAAATGATACTGGTGCGCTTGTTGTTCCTCCACCACCTTTATCTCGCCAGTCATTTGTTATTAAAATGCCATCAAGGTAAAGTTTAGTTCCGTCATCTGCTGCTGCTAAAAATGATATGTCTTGCGTCGTGTTACTGAGAATAGATCCAGTAAATCTTACAATAACATCTTCTGAAGGTCCTCCAAGAACACTACCACTACCCCATTGAAAGTTAATGTTGGGTACATTTGTTATTACTGTTGCGGTATCTCCTTGTGGTATATAAGGTGAACCATTCTGACCGAGTACATTATGTACCTGAGCGGTTAAACCTTCTGCTGCGTGGGCTTCGGTTGGAACAGCAAAAAGCCAACCTGCTGATAGCAGAAAGGCTGTAAATATTCTTAACTTTCTAGTCAATTAGGGTTTCTCCTAGGAATACAAATTTTGTATTACATAAGAATTATATCATGATTGACTATTTAATTACTTAGGGTTATCCGTTTTGTAAAAGCCATTACCTTTAAACTGTATACCAAATGGAGTAAAGTGTCTAGTCATTTCTGACTCACATTCAACACATGTGTAGCCTGGATCATTATCAACAATAGATCTATGTACTGACATTGTTGGGTGTGCATCGTCATATGAGCACTTGTATTCGTATACTGGCATTACTTATCCTTTAAGTTAAATGAGCCTTTTTATGACTTGCTCAGGTCTCCTTCGGTAGCGAACCAAAGACTATTTGATCTTAATGACCTTTGGCTTCTTTTCTTCTGGAATAATTCTATCTACATTGATATTTAACATTCCATCTTCGATTGAAGCTCCAGTTACTTCCATATATTCACCTAGCCCAAATGTTCTAGTGAACTTACGTGCAGCAATACCTTTATGTAGATATTCACCGTCTGTAACCTCTGTGATTTCACCCTTAACAATAAGTGTTCCATTATCTACTGAAACATTAATATCATTCTTTGTGAATCCTGCTATTGCAATTGATACCTGATATGTATCTTCGTCTAGCTTTAATACATCATATGGTGGATATGTCTGACGTGTTGCAGCCTGATGGACATGTGCCATTCTTTCCATTTCACGATTAAAGCCAATAAAAAAAGGATCTCTAAAAAGATCCAGGGTCAGTGCGTTTACCATTTTTGCTCCTTTTAAGCGAGTTAGTTTAGCATCCCCATAAGGCGGATGTAAAATAATTATAGCATAACTGATATTTATTTACCAGACTTTGCTCTTGCCTTTGCTAAAGCCTGAAAATCTTTAACTTTGGTATCCCCTAGGTATCCCCATGCATATCCATCTGCGATCATCTGTTCATTTATTGATACCGTTTGATCATCAACAAATAGCCAGCCTAGTATTCTTCCATATTTTTCAGAAGAATCCATCTTTTCAGTTTTAATCTTTACAGACTTTGCATCTTTTAATTTATACTTAAGATATTCTTTTGCTTCTAGCCCCAGCTTTTTTTCTGCTAAATCTTTTGTTCTTGATTCAGGAGTATCTATTCCAGCAAGTCTTACTCTTGAAGCAAACAATATATCAAAACCAAGGTCGATGAGGACATCAATTGTGTCCCCATCAACTACGGCTTCTACTTTTCGTACGTAATACTCGTACATTACTTCTTCTTTACTGCGGCTTTCTTTACAGGAGCCGCCTTCTTTACAGGAGCCGCCTTCTTTACAGGTGCTGCTGCTGTCTTAGCTACAGGCTTGCCAAATGCTGGTCTTCCAAATCCTACAATGCCTACAATCTGACTTCTGCGAAGCTTTGATCCGTTCTTCTTCTTGTAAGCACGATTCTTAAGGCAACACTCTCCACCATTTCTTTGATCGCCCTTTTTATCTGAAGAAGTATTTCCTTCTACAACATCTACGGTTCCGTCTGCATTTACTGCAACAACAATTCCTACGTGAGAAATTCTATCAACGCCGTCTGATGGGAAATCAAAATACGCAATATCGCCTGGTTCTGGTGTAGCTGTTTCTGCCATCTGCCATGTTCCCGCTTTAATAAATGCTTGTGCTCCTGCTGGTGTATAGACTGTATTAGGAACCTTTACGCCTGCTTGATCTGCACACCACATAACAAATGAACCACACCATGGTTGAAAGTTAGCTTTTGTAAACTTACCATACTTTGTTTCATTATCTTTTGGACCTTCAATAGTTCCAACTTCTGCTAACGCTACTTCTACTAGTCTTGCTGCTGATCCTTGTACTGCTGCCATTTTGTTTCTCCTTTTATTTTAAATTAATTGTTGCTCATTGTTTTTAATGATGCTGTAATCTGCCATCTATATTTTTCATGTATTGAAATTCTATCGGCAAAGAAGTTTGCTACGCCTTGCTGTCTTTCTAATGTTGCAATATCAAAAGCTAAAGTTAAATCAGAAATTATTTGATCATTTGATGAATTTAATGAATTTAGCATATCAATTGGGTTAGACGCATTCATGTCTAAATCGTATCTAACATTAGAATTCATTAAAATTGAAGGAGTATCAAATGCTGCTTTTCCTCCAAAAATACGAATCCACTCTGCATACCCATCTATAGAAGACCAAGCATCATTATATATATCCGCAAAAAATTCATGAAACTGAGTAAATAAAATTCCTTCTATATTCCAATGATACCCGTGAGCTTTTGTATAATAAATAAAAGCGTTAGCCTGAAGTGTCCTTAGTGCTTGAATTAAAGCTTCCATTATATCCCCTAAACATTACTTGTATTTATTATACCATTTATTATTTTGTATCCGCCAGTGCCTTCGGCAGGAATCGAACCTGCGGCCAGTCGGGTAGAAACCGAATGCTCTGTCCTCTGAGCTACGAAGGCAAGGCTCTATTATCGCATATTTAATTAAATACTACAATACCCTATATCCCATTAACTTTTAACGAATCTATTATTGATTCAACATTTGGCTCTACATGAATAAAAGTATGTTCTATCTTATATCTTTTAAACATTTCTGAGTATAAATATACTACTGGTGGGTCATCAAAGGACATTTCAATTACCTTAGTGCCAGGATTTGCCAACATGCAATTAACCAAAGAAGAGCCGCTTAAACATACTATTTCTGAAGACTCTCTTATTATTTCAATCTGATCTTCTACAGAATAATTTTCTAAATAAACTATTTCATATCCTTTTTGAGCCATATATTCTTCTAGTTTAAACTCTTCTTTTATTTTTCTCATGTAAAAATTTTTTCTAGATACATATATTTTTTTATCTAAATTGGATTTTTTTTCTGGAAAAAATGATTTCATTATTTCAATATTATCAATATAAAACTGTGTAGGATGTCCTTCTAAAAATAAGTCTTGAGACCAACAATTAAACAAATTTTCACATTTAATCTGAAGATTCTTATCCCACATCTTCCAGAATCCGTAGCTATTTTTATCAGAAGACTTTTCATAAAACACATATGAGTAATCAAATGATGTCATTTTAAAATCATCAAAAGAAATAAACATAATTTCTATTCCTAAATTGCTATAGAATTTTTTTAAATAATTGCATTTATCTGAAGAAATATTGATAGGGCTTCCCTCTATCAGCATTTCTGGTAAACCCTTATCTTTATCTATTACATAATTTGTTATTAATAAAACTTTAAAATTTTCGCCCTCTTGTTTTAATCTTATCAACTTTGGAAACACTTCTAAGAAATTATGAAAGTACTGAGGGGCAAAAAAGAGGGGAATGACAGTTTCATTAATTCTATTATTTCCTTTACCGAAATAAGGAATAAAAGGGGCGGCATTAAATTCAGGCCCACGAAGCCATAAATCATAAACTGGGTCTTTAACCTTATAAGCAAAAGTATTCTGGGTCAGATCAATTTTTTTAACAACATGCTCATTCATTTTTTCCTCTTTAAAAAAATATTTAACATTAAAATCCTATTTCTTTTAATATTATATCACATTGATTTAGAAAATATGATATTTTTTTAGTATTTTCAATATGAAATGGGAGCATAGATAAAAACAAAGAGGCTTCGTACACTCTAAGCAATTTAAAATTAAAGTCATTTGTTTCTAAAAAAATTTTAAACTCTTCAATAAACTCTTGTCCAATTTCAAAGTCATACATCTCATTATTGATAAAGTCGTATCCACCAATTATTGAATGACTAAGTTTTGCCATATCGTAATATTTATCCATGTATAGATCGTTTTTATTTAAAGCCCCTTTAGGATCTATTAATAGAATATTACCATTCCATAATATATTAGATAAGCATAAATCTCCATGAGATACTTTTAGATCCCAATTTACTCTGTCATGCTTATAATACTCAAAAGATTTAGATAATCTAAAATACAGATCCCCAGTAGGGATGTTGAGATTATCTAACCTGTTTATAGTTTTTGTTAAAACTATTTTTTGAGCCTCTTGAAACCCATCTTCTTGAGACAATCTTATCTCATCACAATTATTTTTAAAATCTTCTATTTTATTTAAAAGATTTCTAAAAGATTTTATATCCATAGAATAGTTAACTATTTGCTTAGCAGCATCTTCTATATACATTTTTTGCATTTTGTAGCTCGCCAAGGGACTCTCTAATAAAAAGTCCTGCGGCTGGACAAAATAATGCTTTAATTCATCTGGCAAGTAATAATAATAATCATACTCTGCTTTAATTTTTTCAATATTTGAAGATTGTTTATATAAAAAATTTTGATCTTCTATTATTTTATTAAAGTATCTGGTAGTATATTGCATTAGAATAATGCCTTATAGTTTTCTAAATATTTATCTATCTCTTCAATAGTCATCATGCCATAAGACTCGTCGTCATTTTCATATTTTTTTAAATCTATTGAGTAAAAATAACTTTTTGCTACGTAGTCAGAAACGTATTTATAGCTAAAAGAAAATTTTGGCTTAACATGTAGCTCAAAAACAGTTGTGTCTTTATCACAAAATATAGTATTTAAAAATCCCGAGCCTATAGGTCCAACTATTTTTTTAGCATTAAAAATTATTTTAGCTTGCTCAATACTAGGGATTCCTTCAAAAACTATAGGAGTGTAGCCAAATCTTCCAAAGTAATCTTTTAATATTTTGTCTTCTTCAAATAGTCTAAGACTGACATCTTTTTCAGGAATGTCTCCGCTTCGATATTTATTATTTGCATCTTCTCTAGATATGTATATTTTTGTAGGGTAGGAAATATCTTTTTCTATATTATTTAACATTCTATTTCTTAATAAAGATAATCCTTTAAATTGCCAGTGGCCAGATGGGTCATTGTGTCTATTATGATATCCATCTCCCACAAACCAATATGGTAAATTCCCATGTTTTTTAAATAAATTTTCATCAAGTATGTTTCTAAAATCTAGAATAATATACAATTCTTCGAAAATAATATTGTCTTTAAAAATGTCATAAATATTTTTTTGTTTAGAATAGATATTAAAAAAATCAACAAAAAAATTGCCAGATTCTGGTATATATTTTGAAAACTCATCTATTGATTTGTCTTGTTTATATTTTTCATTAATATACAAAATATCTATAAATATTAAATTTACATCTTTAACACAATCATTTATTAATTCGTATTGCCCTAGACCTTCTTGTAAAAAATGCCAAAAGAACTTATCATAAGCAATAAAAAAGGATTTGCCTGGAATAAACACTGTATCCGATAGGCTGTTATTTTCTGATTTTAAATTAGACATTTTAAATATGGAAAAATTATCATATTTTAATTCTTCAATTGAATCGCATTCCCAGCCTATAATATCACGGACATACATTACTTACTCTTTTTCTGTATCATATTCCATATTAATTAATCCTGCTGCCTTAATAACATCCATTCCTTCTGGAGTAATTTCAATTATAGCTTCTAGAGATTCATCATATGAAACATTAATTAATCCTTTTTCATATAGTTCTATCAGGGTTGAGTTGACGTGATCTTCGTGGGCTTCCCACAATTCTGGAGCCAGCTCTTTAGCAGCATCGGTTATTTTAAAGATAAACTCTCCATCATCTTCTATACCCATTACTTCAATAGCGCCTATCTCTAAATAGAAGGCTAACTTCTCGTCTTCGTCCATATATTAATTATATACCTTTCCGTGCAACAGCTCGGACTTGAACCGAGGATTACCGAATTATGAGTTCGGGGCTTTAACCAACTAAGCTACTGTTGCTTAGGTGTATATTATAACGTTCCGTCTTCGTTTTTGTCAATGGTGCTCTCAACAAGTTGCTGTACATACTCTGAAAAATGTTTTCTAATGCTTCCGCTTGGTCGAGTTCCTAATACTTTCCATAATCTTTTATATTCAATTACATTAGAGAAAGTAGTAGGGCAAAGCATGGCTCCGTTGTATTCTTTTAATATAGTTGGAAGGGGTACATGTTTTCCACAGCACTTGCATTCTTTAGCTTTTTCTTGATATATACTCATAGTATCTGCATCCTATCCATTGCTTCTTGTAAGTTTTCAGGTATTCTTGGTGCCCTAATTAAATTATATGATTCATCTTTTTCTTCTCGTGGATTAAAATCATTGTCAAAACTCATAGACTCGTATGTATGAATCTTTATTTCATTATCCATATTTGGTCTAGTTCTACTAATAGAATTATATACTGCTCCACATACAGCATCTGCTAAGTCTTTAGAACCTTTTCTAGGGTGATCCACTTTGTCCCGCATAATTTTAAGCTGTAACAATTCATCAATAAGTAGTTTAATTGCTGGGCCAGATAATCTTTCTTCCATGACTACCATTGCCATGTCATCATAATGTTTTTTAGCAACAGACAATAGTTCTGTATTAATTCCATAAGACTTCAATTGCTGCATCATGTCATGTGAGTTCCAGCGGTCAAACGTACAAGCACGAATGTTAAAGCCACGAGTCTTAAGAGATAAAATATAATCTTTAACTTCAGTAAAATCTACTGACTTATCTGGAGTAGGAGTCCAATATCTAACAGCATCTACGCTAACAATTGGAGCTGGTTGAGAATATTCATTTGTTACTTTAACATTAACCCACCTGTCAACATGCGCTAAAGCTACAGCACAATGATCATGCTTCTGAGCTAAGTCAACGTGAATAAAATAATCTTTATCATCTTCTGGCTTAAACCATTCTTCTATTCTACCAAAATTATCCACCGCTAAATTCATTTTATTAAATGCCTTTTCAATCTTTTCACGAGACTTAAAGAACGCATCAACCATTTCTGGTGGCATACAGGCAAAGCGTCCTAGGGCATCCATACTGTTCTTATAAAATGCTGTCTTAAAATCATCAATACTTCTAGTTGGATTTACTTCCCAAGTGGGTCTTTTCAATGCGTAGACTTTTGGAATTAAATATGATTTAATATGATCTTCTTCCCATTGAACTTCAAACTCATTCCCTTCGGTTCCGTCTGGAAGATCTTCGTCCATCTTAAAATGATGTGTACGTATAATAGTTTCTTTTTCAGCAATAACAGAGTCATAAAACTTTTGAATAGGATCATTTTTAAAACGTGGAAATGAAAGAAGAATTACTTTGCCAAAGTCTGGGAAACGAGAATCAACTGATGCACGATACATGTCGTATATAGCATTAGCAGTCTTAGCTTGATCATGGCCAGTTGTATTGTCTGTAGCAAAACCAGATATCTCATCTAGGATAACTACAAGTACGTTATAGCCTTCCCATGCCTCACGCTCTGAGTGGCCTGAGTGAACTGTAACTGATTTATCAAACTTCATTTCAGAAGCCTTGTCTGTATACTTTCCAACAAACCAAGGTGATCTTTCGATGCGTGTTTTAAATCCTTTAAAGAAAACGTTATTTGCCTGTTGAGCATTTATAGCAATATTTAAAATATCAATTGCATCTCCTGGAGGCTTACCATAATATGTGGCTGGATCTTTCAAGCATAACAATAGGTATACTATATATGAAACTGCAATAGTTGATGAATAATCTTTACCAGAGCCTTTACCTAATTGAGCAATAACTTCTGTAGCCGTCTGCTTATACATTCTTGCGCCCTCTTCGTCTCCGAAAAGTTTTTTAAGTGTAGCTTCTTTATAAATCTGAGAACTTTTTTCAATTAAAGTGTATTGTGCTTCTGAGAGTGGCGGAAGCGCAAGAAATTGTGGATCTGTTACAAACGTGCGAAGATCGACTGGACGTTCATCAAATTCTTCGCCGTCCAGCATATCAATGAGATCATTAAAATTAAAGTCCACTGACATCCTCTACTATAATTGACTCAACTATTCCTGTAATTTGAGATAGTCTTCTAGCAACATCCATCTTACATTTAGGGCAACTTGAGGTTACTTCTTTTAAAATTCTAACTAAAATTTCTTGTTTGCGTTCAGTCTCGGCAATGATGTCTGCCATCTCAGCATTGTCTAATAAGCCTACTTGTTGAAGCATTGCTATTCGTTTTGTCTCAATGTCGGCAATTAATTTTAGGGCACCAGATTTAATGCCAAGCTGTCCAGATTGATCCGCATCTTCTACAGTTTTCCATGCTTCTTTAATTAGCATAGCATAGTGTTGATCTGCACCAGAAATTGCTTCCTTGGCACGATCTTTAGCACCTTGATCATTGTGGACTACGGATTTCCATTCGCCAATTAACTCAACAACATCTTTGCGGGGAAACCCAGTAATTGTAGCAATGGCAGTAGCATTATTACCCTTAAGTAGTTCTTCTACTACTTTGTTCATTCGGTCAAAATGACTCGATAATTCTATCTCTGACATTTAATTAGTATACCATCTTAGTCGACTAAAATCAATCACATAATTTATATAAAACTAAATAGCCAATCATATCTTCTATATCATTATCTCCTGGAAATGACTCAGCATTTTTGATTCTGCTTAATTTATCATCAAGCCTAACCATAATTTGTTCTTTTGGATCCGCCTTGCTAAATACTCTAACTGGATTTAAAGCAGAGTTTCCATAAGATATATTCTTTTTAATTAACATCTCTGCAATTTCTAAACACTCTCTTAAAATTTCATGTCCAGATGGAGCATCAATTGCTGAAAGCTGTAGATCTGTGATCCAAGTTTGATAGCCTTTATCCTTTTGAATATTCATTAATTTGCTCCCTTAGCATGTGGAATAGATTCTGCTTTACTTAATGGCGAAACTTTAACATAGTTTGATTCATAAGCTAAATCTCCTAATGCATGTACTCCAGAATAAGAACATCCACTGCCTAGCCCACCCTTAATTTCTTCAATAACATTTGACACCAATCCTTTATAAGGTATCATAGTAGACACTCCTTCTGGCACAGAAGACTCTCCACGCCATTGTAATTGAGCTTCCTTACTTGCCATACCCCTAAATCGTTTAAACCCGTTATCTAGGTCTCCAGGGGCTTCATCTGTACCTGCTAGCATAGAGCCAAGCATAACCATGTCTGCGCCTGCGGCAAAAGCCTTTACCATGTCTCCTGTATTTCTAATTCCACCATCTGCGATAATTAGAGCCTCTATATTATTTTCTTTTTTAAATTCATAACAATCAATAATAGATTGAAGAGTTGGCATTCCATGACCAGAAACAATTCTAGTGGTACATGTGGCTCCGCCACCAATTCCTACCCTAATTGCATCGGCACCCATTCTAGACAATCTTCCGTAACCATACTTTGTAGAAACATTGCCTGCCATAACTTTTAATTTTGGGAAATTAGATTTTAATACTCTAACTGCTCTAGCACATGATTCTCCATGACCATTAGCAGTATCAACACATATCCATTTAACTTTAACAAAAATTAAATCTTCAATGAATTGAGTATCTAAAGCTTCAATTGCTGATATAGCAATACCAATATTATCTGGATTTTCTGTAGCCCTTATTGCTTTACGACATTCCAATATTCTATCATCAGGACTCATGTATCTATGTATAATTCCAATTCCGCCAGCATTAGCAATATGTGCTGCCATTTCCCAACCAGTTACTGTGTCCATAGGACTTGAAACAATAGGTAAGTCATACCCATTCATCTTTAAGTTAACTTCTTTTCGGCTTGCTACATCTGATTGTTGTGGAACTAAAAGAATATCATCAAAGCATAGCGCCTCACTATTACCAATATTAAGCATTAAATCTCCTTATATAATAATTTTAATCCATCTAGCGTTCCAATATCCATATACTGTCCGCCTGGGAATACTGATCTAACATCTATTCCGCTGTCTATCCATTCTTGAATTTGCAGTCCTACATGTGCTAAAGAAGAGTCTATCTTACTAGACATGTTTCTTAATAACATTGTTCCCCACATAAATGGGAAATCGCAATCTGAAACCTTATCTTTTGAACCAACAACTTTATTTTTAATAACATCTATTTGCCCAACTCTTCCTTTAATATCTTGATGACATTCCCAAGTTCCAAGAACTACATCTCCGTCAGATTCTATCATTTTTTTATAAATATTACTAGTAGCTCCAACCATAAATGTATCTGGCAATCCTATCAATAAAGTATCGCTATCTCCACCAGCTAAAAAACTTACCGCATCAGACATTGTTGATGGCTCTTTTATCATTAACTTAATATTTATTTCCATGCTTTGAATAATTGGAACCCAAGCTGATCTTGTAGAAACTCTAACTTCATCACAAACTTCAAGCATTTGTTCTACATGCCATTTTAAAATAGAAGAGTTGTCAGAAATTGGCAAAGCAAACTTTGCAATTCCACCTATTCTTGTTGCCTTGCCAGAAGCTGGCAGAACACCTATAATTGCCATTCTTGCTCCCTCCTTCTATCTATACTCCATACTCCATTAATTTGAAAATTATTTTCTTTTTTATAATTAAAGTATTCTTGATTTTTTACAAAAGTTTCGTGGTTTCTATTTAATAATTTTTCATTACTATTTATAGTTTGAGATGCACCATGTGGCGTACTTACCTCTATTCCGCTATTTATATATCCATCTTTTAAAGAACTATTCATAACACGCTCATAATAATCATTATCTTCAAAGTATATAGGATAGAAATATTCATCAAATAATCCTACTTCTCTAATCATGTTTTCACCAATAGAAAATGCCCCCCAAGCTTCGGTAGTCATTACTAGATTGCTATCTCCACTAGATTGATGCAATTTTTCTAATGCTCCTGGTATCCAATACGTATCTGCTGAAGAGAATATCCAATAGTTTGCATTTGGATACAGCTTTATAGTAAGATTCCATGATCCAGACATTCCTAAATTAGATGGTAAATTTAATACTCTAATATTTAAATCATTTCTTTTGGGCGTGTAATCTTCATTGCCATTATTTATAATTAAAATTTCTTTAACTGGGTAATCAATTGTTTCTAAATTTTGATCTAGCAAGTCATATCTGTTAAGGACTGGTATAGCTAATACTGGTATCATCTTTTTTTAATTAATCCAAACTGTACTAAATACCTCTGAATAGTCATTGCAGAGGTTCCCGCTTCTTTTGCTATTTCTGTAACTGTCTTTTTTTGTACAAGGTACCGCCTATGAAGCCACTCTTTACTTTGATACAATTTCATCTTTTAGTCAACTCCTCATTAGAATAATGGGCAATACCAAAAGCATCTGCCACATCAAAATCGTCTAAACTTAATCCATATTTATTATTAAAATAGTCTACTGTTCTTTGTTTACGCATGTTTCTTATTTGATTCTTATACCAAGAATCAGCATACCCTGGATGCTTTAGCCTTATAGCCGCCTTCTCATCCTTGGTAGGATTTTTGTTTCCAATGTAAGCCTGCCAAGCTGTAGGAGAAATAGTAATGACCTTAGCTCCAGTAGACATAAGCTCAGCAATAACAACACCATAAACATAAGATAATTTTATCACAGCATCAGGGGATCTGACAAGGATAGCACCCTCTACAGCAATATAATCAGACTTTAATTCATCTAACATAACAGACATCTTTACCTTAGCATCATATATCTTTTCATAAATATCTGATCCAGACAACTCTATCTTGCCCCACTTTAATGGTTTATTATTTTCCATTAAGCAAAACGCAATTGAATTTGTAGAGGCATCTATTCCTAAAACTCTACCCGCTTTTGTTTTTATTAAGTCAGCTAATTTCATCTAACATTCCTAATAATGTATTTTTATTTTTTAAATTTATATTTTTTTCACAACTTGAGCATATTTCATTTTGGTTATATCTACTTAATCTAATAGAACACTTTTTACATTTTCTTAATGCTCCATTTTTAATAGCTTTTTTTTCGTAATATTTTTCCATGATTCTTTTATTAGTTGCAACTCGACAGCACTCATCAGAACAATATTTTTGATTATGGGTCTTAGCATCAAAGTCTTTAGCGCATTCCTTATTACTACAAATCATATCTTAGGAACCTCATACAGCTCAATCTGTACTGTACCAGTAGGAGTATCTTTACTGTAGCATTCTTTTTTAACTGGGCAATAGGTACATGGCATCTTAGACTTAGTTACTCCAGCTGGCTTCATTGGAATATCTCCGTCTTTAAAATTATCCCAAACTTCACACATCCAAGTAAAAGTATCTTCAATTATCTTAGTGTTCTTTTCATTCATAGAGATAGGGATTATAAGTATTTCTTGAGTATTCTTGTTCTCATATAGGAAGAATCCTTCCTTAGCATTTTTTAACTTCATATAGGTAAGCAGTTGTAGCATATGGTTGGCTGAAGATTTCATTTCAGACTGTCTAGTATCCCATACCTCTTGCTTAGCCGTTTTAATTTCACCAATTACAGTTTGTCCATCATACTCCATGATAAGGTCTATAAAGCCTCTAACTGGAGGATATTCATTAATAATCTCTTCTTCTTCAGATACAAACTGTGGCATAGTCGCAATAAGTTTTTGAAGCCTTTCGTGAGCTTGAGTGCCCTGAGCCATGTTAGCTACGGCAACGGCATCGTTATCATCAATAAACATTGCTCCGCTAAAAGCCATGTACCAGTATCTCGGGCAGGTTCCATGACCATATCCTAAAGAGCTTGGACTAAATGATTTCTTTGTCATCTCTCCATCAGCACGTTTAGTATTTCTATATGATTCATCTAATAATTGTGCAAATAGTTCTGGATCAAAATGCTTACCAGTATGTTTCTTAAATTTAAGATTCTTTACTATATCTCTACCCATTACGAATTATACCTAACAACATACTTGAGTGCATCTACAAGTTTGTCTATAGACTCCTTTACTGAATAATAAATATTCTTTTTATTATTGTTTTCTGTACCCGCTTTATCTTTTGCAATAGTAGAATACACTGATGCAAGAACTGCAAACTTAGTTGACATTGCCTGCAACTCCATAATTAAAAGTGGAGCTTTTGCCGAAGGAACATCTGGGTTCATTAATAATTTTACCACAATGCCAAGGGCTTTATCTAAATGTTCATCTCGCATAAACTCATGAAGATCATTAAACTCAGTAATATCACTAATAATTTCTAAGGTATTTTTACTTTCTATTTTATTCTCCATGATTTTTCTCCCAAAATGTAATTAATTCTTCTAAAACTGCCCATTCAATTAAACCTAGCCTAACCTTTGAATCTGTTCCTAAAATAATTTTAAGAGCTGGGTACATATCTCTATTAACTTTAAAGGTATCTGTGCAAATTTTTGCCCAGACTTCTTTGTTAAGCGCAAACGATCTTGAAGCTTCTTTATAATCTACTAAAAATTGTTTCCATTGAGCGTCACCCTTTTGGTAATCTCCACGACCACTATTCTTTTGAGCCTTGGCTCCATCACGCTTAACCTCTGATCTTTCAGACATTAGTTAACCTTAAAAGAATTTTCATGACCATTACTGCATTTCCAATACATGGTCAAATCAATAGCATCCCATAATGCGCCAACTACATCTTCGGAGCAATGTGAACATGGACGAATTCCATTTAGCTGTTCTAGATCCCTGTCATTTAATTTTAAATCTACTTTCTTTTTATTAAGAAACTGATTAAGATCTGGCATCTATTTCTCCAATTAAGTTGTCTACAACATCTGGATTTTCTCTTAAATATGCCACAGCCTTTGCACGTCCTTGAAAACGTTCTCCATTTACTGTATACCATGCTCCACCCTTTTCTACTATCCCGCACATTTCTGCTACATCTAAAGTTTCACCAACACGATCTACGCCAAGGTGTGAGCCTTGATAATAGAAGTCGTACTGTCCAGATAAGTTTGGGGGTCCAAGTTTGTTATAGTCAATGATCCAGTTAACTGGTCTACCGACCCTTTGTTCAATGATTTTATCACCGACCTGTATACCAGACTTAATAGCATTAGCTTCAGCTTCGGAAGACCAAAGCTTGACAACTGTTGAGGAAAAGAACTTGACTGCCATTCCTCCTGTTGGGATGTGGGAAGCATGCATACTTCCAAACTGGTTTCTTTGTTGTGATATAAGTATAAGTAATGTGTTTTTGTTTGCGTAGTTAAGCATTTTAACTGCATGTGTCATGTCCTTTGCTTCCGCACCAATTTGTTTAGTGTCTTGTAAATCTTTCATATCGTTGCCATCTTTTTCAAAATAAATGGCTGGTAATAGTGCTGATATGGAATCAACAACAATTATATCTATTCCCGCATCCATTAACTTGGTAGCAACATCAACCATATCATTTACAGTTTTTGCGGGGGAATAAATAAGAGAAGATGAATCTACCCCCAAGGACTCCGCCCATGCTTGATCATATGATGCTTCTGCATCAATCCATGCACAGGTTTTACCCTCTTTCTGTGCTAAAGCAATTGTTTGTAAGCAAAAAGAAGATTTGCCTGCGGACTTATTGCCCCAAACTAAAACCTGTCTTCCATATCCAAGGCCACCCCTAAGAGCCATATTTAATCCAGCACTTGGAGTTTTTTGTTTTTCAACAACTATATTCTGTGCGGATTGAACTCTTGCTCTTGTTTTAGGGTCAAGCTTTGATAGTATATCGTCTATCAATATTGTCATTTTTAACTCTTTCTTTTTCATTATTATAGCATTAAAAACGGTTGCCGTGAAGCTTTGGTCGTGCCTTATTCTTTTCCATTTTATTAAATAAAACTTCATCTAAGCTATGTGTAAGATCTCCTGTATTTCTCATAGCAGCATAGACATCTAACGTACGAATAATAATATCTGCTATTTCTTCTACAACTTCTTCAGACCCTTTATTCTTACGGATAGCTTCCAGCACTTCAGTAACTTCTGAATGTACGAGAGCAAGCTTATTACCGATCTTGTCATATCCGATTTCTCCATCCCAGAAACCTTTTTCAATTGCAGTTTCATGAAGAACAGCTGCTAACGCATCCATTCCATAATCTGTTACTAAATTAATCTCTCTGTGATTTGGGTTATTTAAAGACTTAGTTGTTATCTGGTTGTTCATGGTTCTCCTTTAATTTAAATGTAAATGATTCGATTTCCGAATCATAATCAATCTGTAATTGTTTATCTTCTTTAGCAGCATCTAAAAATGTTAGGGCGGGGATATCAATTGTTCCTAAAGTTTCTAGCATAGCAACTAAAATTTTACTAAGACTCATTTCTTTAAATAAATCCTGTGGATCTATTTCTGTCATTTTATTTCCTTTACGTTAAGTGTGCCATCATCTAATTTAGATAATACCAATTTACATTTCATGCCTTCTCGCATTTTAGCAAGTGATATCTTGTATAGGGTAGGGAATACAATAACTCTAGTTAATTGTTTATCAGCATTAGATAAAACTATGTGACTCATCATCTTGCCAGCCTTAGTTTTATATGGAGTAAAGCTTACTACAATATATTCATCCTCTTCTAAATCATATTCTTTTCTATATAAGTAATCTACAAATAAATCTGATCCGCTAGGATCTATTTCGCTTACCTTTATATATCTAGATATTCTATTATCTCCGACCAAAATAAAGTACATTTGGTTTGGCTCTATCTGAGTATCTTCATGATGGAACAATCCAATAGTTCCAGTTTCATCTACCAACTCTACTCTTGCCCAACCAGTTCCACGCTTAATACTTTTAACCATTCCAAACATAACAAAGGATCCTAGATCATCAAAATCATCAATCGGCCTAGCTTGCGCTTTAATGCGTGGAGGGATACCAGCCAAGTTAAAAGTAGGTATTCCTAAATATTCGTAATAGTTATCTTTTTCATTACCAGTTCTTGGATTATCTTTAAACGCTGCACCGCCAATTGCATTTAGTGCTTCAATTGCTCGGCTATTAATACCGCTACCCTTTTTAGAAGCTTTATCAATTAGCTCTGCGTAGTCTTTAAATGGGCGCTTCTCCATAATTTTATTAGCAATATTGTCAGATATAAACTTTACTTCGGCAAGTCCAAATCTAATTCCGCCGTCTTGTAATGAAAAGTATATGTCAGATTCATTGACATGAGGAAGCATGATGCGTAACCCAAGTCGTTTTGCTTCAATTAAATATTCGGTTCTCGCATCTTTATCATTTTCATTTTTAAGAATTGAAAACATAAATTCCAAAGGATAATAAGTTTTAAGCCAAGCTGTATAATAAGAAAGCATGGAATAAGCAACAGCATGAGAACGGTTAAACGAATAACCAGCATGAGCTTCAAAGTCATGCCATAGCTGCTCCGCTTTCTTTTTTGAGATATGCCCAGAAGCGCCCTCAATAAACTTATCTTTGAACTGGTCGAATTCTTTTGCATCTTTCTTTTTGCCAATGATCTTACGAACTTTATCCGCTTCTGACCAAGACATTCCTCCTAAGTGAACACATGCTTGCATAACTTGCTCTTGATATATAATAACACCATATGTGTTTTCGGTAAACTCTTTCATTAATACATGGCTGTAATCTACTGCTTCTCTTCCGTTTTTACGGTCAATGTAGGCAGCACCAACAGTATTCATCGCGCCTGGACGGACTAAAGCATTAGATGCAACTAAGTCTTCAAATTTATCTACGCCCATCTTCATGAGAAGATTTGTGTAGGGAGTTGCTTCAGCTTGAAATACTCCCTTAGTGTATCCTTCGCTTAACATCTTATAAACTTTAGGATCATCCAGTTTTAATTCTGAAAGATTTATTTCTTTTTTATGTCTTTCTTTAATTGAAGATAGAGTGTCAGATATAACAGAAAGAGTTTTTAATCCTAAAGCGTCTAACTTAATTAACCCAATGTCTGCTACAGTATCCATGTCATATGCTACAACGGGAATACGACCAGAAACTTTATCTTGAGCATCTTCTCTAGATTCAACTGGAGCATATTTTCTTAAATCATCTTTAGCAACTACAACACCCGCAGCATGGACTCCGACAGAACGAATTCGGCCACGCAATCTTTCAGCAAGCCAAACAACTTCTGGGTATCTCATTCTAAATTCTTTAGTATTTGGTGACTCCATAAAATCTTCAAAAGTATCTACTGGTTTTAAGGCACGATTAACTTCTTGGAGTGGAACCATAAATACACGAGCAGCATCACGGACTACACCCTTATCTTTAAAATAAGTATATGTAGAAATTGAAGCTACATGCTTAAACCTCTTCTTTAAATACTCTTTAACTTCTTTACGGCGACGGTCTTCAAAGTCTGTATCAATATCTGGAAAGTCATTACGCTCTGGATTAATAAATCGGAAAAACAACAGGTCATATTTAATTGGATCAACATCTGTAATTCCTAGGGCATAGCAGACTAAAGATCCTGCTGCCGAACCACGTCCTGGACCAACCCGAATTCCCGTATCCTTAGCCCAATTAATCATATCTCCCACTACCAAGAAATAGGAGGCAAAGTTTTTAGAGGCAATTACTGCCAATTCTTCTTCCATGCGAGCCACATAGACCTCATCAGAAGCCTTCCCAAGGCTCTCTAAGCCCTTTTCAGCCAGATCCCGTAGTCTTTCATCGGCATCAGTCTTTGGGACTGGCAGAAGGTCTAATCCCTGATTAAAGTCATATTCACCAATCTTGTCGGCAATCTCCATTGTATTCTCATAAATGTCTATTCGATTAATCCCAGCTTTATTAAAGTCAGCTTCTAACTCAGAACGGCTTTGAATAAATAGATTATAGTCTTGAAATGAAATTCTACGATCTGGATAAAGATAGTTAAATCTATCTAACATATTCTTCATGTTTCTAGACATATCAAAGTCTGTATCCTTATCTGTCTTTGGAGATGTTGATAGAATTAGTAATGCTTCTTCTAAGATTCTATCTTCTTCTTTAGCAAAGTGGGCATCTCCTGTTGCCACCGCTTTAATTTTAAGTTCATCGGCTAATTCTAAAAGCTTTGAATTTATTTCTGGCGGATTGTGAGATTGAATCTCAATATAAAAATCTTCAGCGAAAGTTTGTTTAAAATCTTTGAGTACCAATTTTGCTTCAGAGAATTCTCCACGCTCAATAGCTTTGCTAATAAGACCGTTGAGGCATCCAGACAAAACAATAATACCTTCTGCATATACTTTTAATACCTCTCTATCAATTCGTGGCTTATGATAAAAGCCTTCGTTCCAAGCAAGTTCTTGGAGAATGTTAATATTTTTTAAACCCTTTTTATTTTTAGCCAACAAAATAATATGGTTGTATGCTTGAATAGATTTATCTGTCTTTGATGATCTGTCGAATCTATCTGTTGGAGAAATATATGCTTCTACTCCTAAAATTGGCTTAATGCCTAATTCTTTAGCCGCTATTTGCATATCACGATGAGATGATAATGTTCCATGATCTGTAATTGCAATCGCAGTTTGTCCAGCATCTAAAGCAGCCTGACATAATTCTTTAGGGGAGTTCAATCCATCCATTAAAGAATAATATGAGTGCACATGTAAATGTGTAAATCTTTTGTTTTCCATATCCGCCAATTCTACTAAATAGAAAGGGGCCAGTCTAGTGACTGGCCCCAGTCGTTATAATTACCAGTCTAGATTGCTACTTGTAGCAGAAGACTCTTCAGCATGTCCGCCTTCGCCAGCAAAGAAGGCTTCTTGTTCTGTATAAGGTAGGTCTCGTACAGCAGTTGTTTCAAGATCATATAGTTCTAGACTTGATGCATCAAATGCTGTTTCATCCTTGGCTAGAGGAATAATTGTGTAGCTTGTGTCTGTCTTTGTACCTGTACGCTTAATGCGCCACATGAGATTTGTAATCGATCCCATTTCACCAGCATACTCAATGAGTGTAGGTGTAATTGTTTTTCCACTTGAACCTTGTGAAAGAATTGCCACATAAGGATCTTCTTTTCCATCATCTAGAAGTACATTAATGTAAAGTCGTGAACGACCTTTCCATCCTGCCTTGTAGTCTTTTCGATGTTGTTCGCAACCATAGCACTTGCCTTGGTCATCCATAGAGCATAGAGCTTTGCGACGGTAATCTTTTGGATTTGTATGTTCAACAGCAATAAATCCCAAGCCGTGCTTTTCATTATAAGTTGGTGAATCTGGATCTAATTCTTGTAAGAAACGAATCTTAACACTTTCAGAATCTTCCAACTTTGCCCAGCGAGCTTTTGTTCCATCTCCGCCTGTTGATTGCGGCTTATCCATAACCTTATTCAGGTCTTTTAGTCCTTTAACGATACCCATTTGTATCTCCTTTTCTTATAGTTGATGGTATAAATCCATCTGTATTACTATTATATCATTCATTCCAAGATCTGTATTCTATATTGGATACAGCATTTTTAACACAGGTTTTAATTTCTTCATCAGTCATATCGCCTACATCTTTTGCGTCATGTGGATATATCTTACCATAAGAATACGAAGCCCACAATAGGTCTTTATTTTTTAACCTACTACATATTGTAACTCCTAATTCTCTACCCGCTAAATCTGAGTCTGTCATTATTGTTACCTTATTAAAATATCTATTAAGCAGACCAATATTTTCTGAAGAGATGTGCCCACCAAGAGTAGCCACAACATTAGGGAATCCAGCTTGATGCACTCGGATTGCATCAAAGCTAGACTCAACAATGATTACATGGTCACCAATTTTCTTGGCACGATGAATATTGAACATAGTTTTGCTTCGTGGAAGGTTTGTACTGTTCTTAAACTTTTTTTCAGATATGGATCTTCCAACTAATCCGACTGGAGTTCCGTCTGGACTGTGAACTGGTACCGTAACCATGTTTTGTTTTGGAGAATATCCTAAAGAAAAATGTGTAATAGACTGTAGGTCTATTTTTCTAGAATGAAAATATTGTTTGGCTTCTTCGCTTTTAATTAAATCATTATGTAGATTATTTAATGTTTCCTGGGGGAATTCTATAAAGTCTGGCTTATCTTCCATTACCCCACTTAATAATTCATCAAAATTTTCTAAGGCTTCCGACTCCTTAGATGAAATAAATCTAAGAGCCTCAAAATCATTCTTATGAAGAACACGTTTAACTAACTCAACTAAAGTTCCTGACTCTCCGCATGAGGGATTAAAACAAATAAAGGCGCCTATTTCTCGGCTTACGCTAAAGCTTGAGGTATGCCTATTGCTATGAAATGGACAATAGCATAGGAAATCATTAGACGTTTCTCCAACTAACTCTAAGCCAATAGTTTTTATAATTGACTTAATGTGTGCTGGCGCATAATGCGTGGAATCAATTTTCCTTGCGTAATTCCCTCTGATTGCCATGCCTTCCTCTTTCCTACGTATACTCCATACATAGTCATTAAGAATGACCATGTTTCACCTGTAAATTGTACTGAAAAGTTAGTGTCTATGTCAAGCACTCTGGCATATCCTTTACCTCTCATGTCCTGAGACAAAAGACTTTCGTACTGAGCTTTAATCCTGATCATATCAGAATCATCATGAAACTCAACATTAATTTGAAATCTTTTTATATTTTTATGATTCATTCTTTGTTAGTGGATTCTCATAAATTTCTTTAACGATACCACGATTGATATCCCAGTCTAAATACATTCCGAACTCTTGACCATGACGATTCTTTCTTGAAACCACTTCAATCATATTTGTTCCAGTATATTTGTGAATAGCAATAGCCATGTCCGCATCATATTCAATAGCCTTAGACCATGCTACTTGAGATAGCATTGGTGGAGCGTCTTGATCTGAAATATCATCCATAGTCGCGGCAGTAATATCAATAACTGGAATACTATTAGTCATAGCAAGCATCTTGAATTCTCTAGAGATATTCATGTTACGTTCTGTTGCTCCCATGCTCTTTTTATTATCGGAAAACAACTGATGATAATCTAGAATAACTAAGTCTGGTTTATGTTGATCAATCTTTCCTTGAATAGTTGCTGGTGTTACTTCAGTCATTCCCTCATTAGATACTAAAACAAAACCGTTCTTGTTATCAAACTTTTTCTTAGACCATGAACGGAAATCATCAATATTAATATCACCCTTAGACAAATCACTAGCCTTAAATAGTCCAGAACCCATCATAGTATAAATACGATCACGCATATTCTCTGGAGACATTTCAAGGGAAACTATCATGGGCTTAAAACCTTGTTCCCAAGCCTTACAAGCTAGATAAGATGTAAACCATGTCTTTCCTCTTCCTGGCCAACCAATAGCCACGATAAGGTGTCCTGGAGCCATTCCAGTAGGATAGGCTAAATCAATTGCATCGAATCCAGTTTTAATTCCTGGAGAGCCACCCATTTCAGCGGAACGAACTTTAACTGCTTCAAAATGTCGTGCCGCATTTTCTGCATCAGTAACATCTAGGTCACGAACGTTGCTAGTAAATTTGCTAAGCGAAGCAAGCTGTGATTGCATTTCAGATAAAACTCTAGATGCGGCATCTTCTTTAAGCATAGATCCACTCTTAAGAATAATAGTCTTAAGTTTATTTGAAAGGAATTCATTCTTGAGTTTATCTAGATAGTATCCAGTCTCAGCTTTTACTTCTACTGGCTCAAAATCTTTAAAGCGTTCCATTAGAACGCCTACTTCTGGGACAGCCTTAAACTTATAGTAATATGACTTTAGGCCTTCCCAGATATCTTTATGAGATGTAAATATCTCATCAACATTGGCGGCAAGCAAAGTGCTAATATCTTTATTCTTACATACTGCAGAAATTAATGTTGCTTCTGTATTCATGCCATCCCGCCTTCTTCAACCATTTTTTTAGTTTCCTTCATTAGGATTCTACGTCGCTCTTTATCTTTTTCTAATTCTACTTTATTGTTCTCAATCTTGTCAAAGTTAAAGAAAAAGAATTGAAGTGGGTGACCACTCTTATTTAAATTAAAATAATAAACTAAAAGTTCTTTAGCACGTTCAAACCCTACACTATCAATTACATCCTGCATTGCCCACTTTTCACGGAATTTATTCATGGTAGGAATTTTGCCATACTTATCTTTATATAAAGATTGATACAGACTAATCAGTATGTAAGGTTCTTTCTCATTTGCCACTCTTTAGTTCTTCTTCCACCTCGGTAGTTTTCTGAATAAGCTTTTCTTCAACAAATTTATAAACTCTTTCTGTGGCGGTTTCAACTGTTTCACCATGTCTAACAATATCCTCAATGCCTATGCCAATTTTAATTGATTCATAGTTACCAAGATTTCTAGTAAACGATAGGTCTACTTTAACTACAGTTTCTGACATTATTCCGCCTTCCATACTGGGACAAAGTTGCCCTCTTCTGTTCTAGTATACAATATCATGTTGTGTTTGAGAAGAGCCATCAATTCTGTTTTTGATGGAACTTCTTTTGAATGACCAGCATCCAATATAAACTGATGTAAATCTAGTATGTCTGATTGATTAAACATATACTTAGACCATGTGCTTTCTGGATTACCAATTGGATAAACTTTAGAAGGAGCTTTAATCTTACCCTCTAAAATATAATCCTCAATAGTTACCTTATGCTTGTTTAACAAGACAGATACTTGTCTGGTGCTATAAGCATTTTCCATATACTTATTTACCTGAGAATAAGAATATAAAACCCTTTTTTTATCAGGATAACACCAAGCAACTAACTCATCTTTTGACCTAGATGAATTTAATACCTTATGTAGTTTATCGTTTAGGAAGAAATAAAGAAAAGCTTTGCGTACTTTTCTTCCATTTTTTCTAGCCATTTTGCCAACTTATTAGTTTCTTTATTAATCATCCATCGCTTTCCACACATTACGCAGAACAATTCCATATGTAATTTCTGAGAGAATACTCTGTCAATAAATACTCTACCCTTACACCTCTGACACGTCATCATAAGCTAAATGTTTTCCCATCCACTACACAAGTATAGTCTGGAGATACGTGAATCATTTGAATATGAGGATAGTCATTTACGATATGCGCTACAGCAAATCCTTTTTGCCAATCATGGTGCTGACTATATTTCATGCCATCGCTCTTTTCATCACACATGTGTCCAATTTCATAACCACGAAGTGTTTCTCCTTCTCCGTTATTTCTTAGTTCATATGTTACCATATGTGAAGCAATTCTGTGTGAGTGCCCACGGATTAAAGATACCTGTAAGTCCTCTACATCTTTTCTAACTGATCCAGATGCTGCAATTGAAAGTCCATGATGAACATGCACATCTCCAAAACGGCGCTTAGGTAATTCGTTATAATAAATGTAATCATATCCTAATGAGTCTAGACTCCATAAAGATTCTGGTGTTACTTCAGTAATATATTCTGGCAACTTGGCATCTACATAATTAAATACTCTAATGTCATGGTTACCTAGCGCCGAAAATAACTGAGCATCAGGAAGCATCTCTCTAGTCTTTGCATAAAAATCTCTTGCACCCTTAGCCTCATGGCGCATCATTGGTACAATTAAATCGCCACTTTCAGTCTTATGATAATTTAAAAATTCTGCTGATCTTCCTTCTGTATACTTGCTGTAGCAAGCTTGATCATCCGTATCGCCCAAATAATCTACTACATCTGGCTTAAACCATTTCATAACCTTGAACCACAAGGCAATCATTTTGTCATCTTGATAAGGGAACTGCTGATCGGATGATAGCATCCACTTTAAATCATTACTCATAATCTACCTTAATGTAAAAAAGTCACGGGTACGTGACTTTTAGGTTACAGCAATTGTAACATATTTTAAACGATTGTCAATACTATTAAACTTGTGGAAGACCTATTGCAACCCAAAAAAATCCTATTGTTCCACCAAGCCATTTTGCATCATCGGTCCAATAATGAATATTGGCATTAGTTGTACTGTAATTACCACCAACAGAATAAAATAGTTTTGACGTTCCTTCTGCTATTCCATATGGGGTTATGATTATAGACGGAATGCTCCTATAGGTAGTGCCGTAGTTAATAGTAACAACTTGATCTTTTTTAGTTGGAGTAAGGGTTTGAGATAAAGTTCCTGTTGTAATTTTGAAATTAGTTGCTTCTTTGTTAGAATTTTGAATTCCAACAAGAGTGGTTTCTGATTTTGTAAGTCTTTCATAAATTTCATTTAGCTTAGCTATGTCTAAAGGCTCTCCTGGGTTAAAAACTTCACTCATAAATTTTCTCCTAAGTCATGCATATTTACTTCTAAATCACTTACTTCAAGTACGCTAGATCTATCTAATCCGTATTGGATAAATATATCTGGACTTACTACATGCCGCCTTTTGTTTTGCGAGATAAGATATATCTTACCATCTGCAATGTTCTTTATCAAGGTGCCGTCTCTAAATCCTAATTTTCCTACTAACTTTATATCAGATATAGCAGACTCAGTGGCATTTATGGTTGTAAATAACCAAGAGTTCGCTGCCCGATCAGATATTAGTTTATATCTTTTGCCATCTTTAATCCAATAGGTAGCCTTATCAGTTTTGACGGCTATTCCTGAAGGAAAATTAGTTGGTTGAGATATTAAGGCTGTCTGAGTATTCCTTTTCGGCTTTCTCTTTAGCATCTTTTTCTTCCATAATCTGTGTAATTTCTGCTCGTAATATTGCTATTTGGGTTTCGTAATTACTTACAATTTCCCCAATGCGTTGCTGTAAGGCGGTAATAATTAGTTCCGCTTTTTCTGCCATGTTAGATTCCTAATCTACTATTGTCGCTAATTCAGCTACCAGAACATCTATTTTACCATTAATGTTCGCAAGTTGTCCATTAAGCGTAGATAAATTTTCTTGATCTAGGGTTGCTGCAGCATTTTCTTCAACTATTGAAATCTCTATTCCATATTGAGAATACTTTAGATTTCTAAGGTGTTGATTAATAATGTTTCTTTTTTCATCATTAGTTAATTCATAAGTCATTTTGTGCCTCCTTTCATATTATATCATTTTGTTAATTTTAGTCAAGGCCTGCAAGACCAAACTAATGTTTTATGTATATGTCGTTTCTGATGGTACCCATGCTGAATATGCAGATGATCCGCTGCTATTTGATGCACTTACTCTTACCCTCGCCCAGTTATTTGGTGAGACATAAGGAGACGTAAGTTGATAAGGTGAAGCGCTAGCAGTTACAGTATAAGGTCCAGCTACATTTGCTCCAGAACCATTTGTAGATGTATAGAATTCTATAGTATAGCTAGTTGCCCCAGATGATGCAGTCCAAGATACTGATCCAGATCCAGTAAATCCAACATTAGTTGGGGTGGAAGGAATGGATGCAGCCGTAAAGCTTGGGAAGCTAGGCGGGAAGAACGGTGGGAAGAATGGTGGGAAGAATGGGAAGCTAGGCGGGAAGAACGGTGGGAAGAATGGCCCAGCAGCATCTTGACCATTAGGCTGCTTAGTTATTGTTTGTCCATTTCCAGCAGTTCCATTTCCAGATGTACCGCTATAAGGAGTTACACTAATGCCGTAACTTGATCCAGGAATTAAGTTACTTCTTGAATATGATGTTCCTGTAGTTGAAGTATCAACACCATTAGGTCCGCCAATAACTACTTTATATGATCCTGCTCCAGCAGAAGCATTCCAGTTTAAGCTAAAAGATCCACTAGTTGTAGAATTAACGGTTAATCCAGTTAGATCAGCAACGGCAACAACTACTGGACCAATTTCACCAGTACTTATATAAGAAGAAGTTCCTGCCGAATTTGTTGCGGCAACAAATCCTTTAAAATAATACCCTAAATCGGCAGATTGAATTGTATAGCTTAATGGACCACTATTTACAGAAGTTGCTACTGTGGTTTCAAATCTATTTACAAATCGAGTTCCTCTAACAATTATTAAATTATATGAATCTGGTGTTGGAGACCATCCAGTTGTTCCAATTGTAATTGTGCTACCAACTACTGCATTTGATCCGCCAACTGCATAAGATATTGATCCACCAGATGGAATTGCTAAATTGAATGTCCATTTAGCATACAGCGTCAATCCGCCAGCTGTAGAATACTCAGTGCCTACTGGATATGAAGTTCCTGATCCATCTGCTGCTGTATTCCAGCCACTAAAAGTATAATTTGTTCTTGCTAAAGTATTTGGACCAGAAACACTACCTCCAGTTTCTACGTTATATGATGTATCTGAAGGAACGGAACCTGAAGTATTATTATTTCCTCTATAAGTAATATAATAAGTATTTGTTAGCCATATAGCATAAAGAACTAAATTGGCAGCCGTAGAATATGAATCTCCAGGATAGTAGGCTGTTCCTGTGCCATTTGATGCCGTATTCCAACTATAAAATCCATATCCCGTTCTAGCAAATCCATTAGCGGCAATAGTATATGCTGCTCCGCCAGGAGATGTATAACTTCCAGAAGCAACACTACCACTTGTACTTCCATTGCCATTATAACTAATAGAATAAGTAACTGGTACTGTATATTGATATATTCTTAATGTAAATGTAGTTCCAGTTGCAACAACATATATGCCACTTTGCCCATAAAATGGAGTTTGAGATGCCACATTACCGTTATTTGCTGCTGTTGCTCCGCCAGCATTTGTTACTGGAGTGCCAATTGCTACATTAAATCCCCCTGCTTGTAATGCAGATGTTGCAGTACTTTGAGATAAACCAGTTATATCTGGAATGGTTCTATATGTAGTTATAGAATTAGAAGCGGCAGATGCTGTTGAAGTTCCCGCAGCATTTGTTGCGGTTACTGTAAATGTATATGCTGTTCCTTCAGATAACCCGTCTACAGTTATAACTCCACTTGTATTTCCTAGTGGATTTAAAGTGCCAGTTATTCCGCCTGGAGAAGATGTTGCTGTGTATAAGGTAATGCTAGCTCCTCCATTAGATGCTGGCGCAGTCCATCCTACGGTAGCTCTAGTTGGAACTGTTGTGCTAGCGGTAGCGGTTCCAATTGTTGGAGCTCCTGGAACTGATGTAGTATTAACAATTACTGAATTAGAAGATGATGAATAGGATCCAGTTCCAGCTGAGTTTACTGCTGCAATTTGAAAAGTATATCCTGTGCCTATACCGAATGTTCCAGATACAGACAATGGGCTGGTAGTTCCAGTAACTGCTAAAGTTTTTGTGGGGCTCGATGTTGCTACATAAGATGTAATTGCTGCTCCACCATTTGAGGCTGGTGGAGTAAAAGGAATAGAAACTGTTGTATTGTTAGTTCTAGTAACGGTTCCAATTGTAGGACGGCCTGGAGGTGTAGGGGCAGTTGTACTATAACTACCACCTGCATAAGTTTGACTTTCTCTTGTTCCATCAAATCCATATAAGTTTAAAACATATGATGTAGATGGAGATAGTCCAACAAAAGTAAAATAACTTGTAGTTGATACGCCAACTACCTTAACTGTATCTCTATATCCGTTAACACTTGTAGAATTAGCACCCATTGTAAAATTAAGAGTTATGGTAGTAGATGTTGCAGAAAATGATGTAATTGTAGGGGCGCCTGGATATATAGTAGTGGTGACTGTGGCAGTTTGAGATGCGGTATCTGATAAGAAATATCCATCTTCAGAGTTTTCTACCGTTAAAGTAAAATCATAAGTTCCCGCAGGCAAATTTGTAATTTCTACTCCAGATCCCGATGTTCCAGATAAAGTAATAGTATTAGAATATCCATTTCCATTATCATAAAAAATAGTAGCTGTGCGGTATGGATCATCAGCAGAATAGTTATAACTATATGTTACTTTATCTATGCCGCCAGTTACGGAAAAAGAATTTATAACTGGAGTTTTATAATATACATATTCCCCATATGAAGTAATTGCCTCAATAGAAGTTCCAAATGAGTTTGCTCCAAACACTAAGGGTCTGACATAAAGTCCTTTATATATTCCTGGAATAGTAAATGAAGAGGCGTTAGAATTAGATATATTATTCCATTCGGTGGCGTCAGAAGACCATTGCCACAGATATGTATAGGTTATTCCAGTATTATTAATCCAGTTACCGTTATATGTAATTACATAGTTATATGTTTCATCGTTATATCTTTGAGATGTTACTGAATCTAATTCTCCAACTGGAAGTACATAGTTTACAGAAATTGGTGTACTAACTGATGTATTTGAATCTCCGTCATTATTTGACGCAAATACCTTGAACCGATAGTATCTAGTTGGATAAATATATAAATATCCACTATTGTCATATGGTATAACCATAGTTTTTGTAGCAGAAGATGCTTCTGGAGGATTTGTTACAATTACTTGAGGAGATCCAATATCTGTCCAAAGTATATCGTTTGTAGAATTTGTAAAACTATACTGGAATATATAAGTTAGGTTTACCATAGAATTAGTATCTTCCCAGTGATAATATCTTCCAGTTAATGTTGGAGCAGTAGAACCTACCCAATTAGCAGGGGATGCCGAAATTGTAACTCTAGAGTCTGTCTCTAATAATCCAAAGAACTTTTTCCACACTCCTCCGCCAATATTAACCATTCCTTTAACAACAAATCGCCATGCTCCGCCAACGTTTGCAAATATTTTAGAAAGGCTATGCCAGCCATCATTTACGTTATTATTTTTTACATTTAAAAAACTATTTGGCATTATACGTATACCAATACTATGTCGCCAGGGTCTCCAGTCGATGGAGTACTTGCATTTTGGGTAAACAATATATTACGTAAACCCTTGCCGCTTGCTGCATGAGATTTTGTTAAAGTTGCAACATCAGAAGATAGGAGAAGTTCGTTTGTTCCTCCATATAATGAAGCAGTGGTTGAAGTTATACTAAGCTTAGTTGCTCCATTTATGGCTGCATATAAAGTAGTTTTTGCGTTAAATGAAATTGACGAAGCACTGTCGCCACCTGTTGTTAGCGCAATAGAGCCTTCTGAGAAAATGCTAGTTGACGTTTTAGAGCTTATATTTGTAGAAGTTGTACTAAATAGATTTATTGTTGAAGTAGATGATGTTAGGCTAATAGCTGGAGACTGAATTAATGCACTTTTTGTACTAGTTAAAAATACATCTCCGTCTGACTGAAATTCAATTCCTCCAGCAGAAGGAGTTCTTAATATCAATCTATCCGAACCGTCCGACATATGTTGTGAATAAAGATATCCAGTTGTGGTAGATCCATATTTAAATGAAAGTACTTGTGCATCTCCCAAAGTAGTCTCTGCCAATCCCATACCAGAACGGCCTGAAACATTATAATTTGAAGATGTAAATATTGATCCAGTAATAGTTGATGCTTCAATAGATCCACTAAAAGTAGCATTTCCATCAGTTCCTATAACAAAGGTATTTTTAGATCCGTTATTTCCTAGTATACCTGCTGAATTAATAATTAAACGTGGTCCAGATATTACATCCGCTTCACCTGGTTTTAATATTTTAAAAGTTCCTGAATATATGTTTAAGCCATTACTAAGAAATCTTACAATTTGATTTTGGTCATTACTTTCAATTAGCCCACCAGTTTTTTCTAATTTGCTAGTAAGTGCTGCTTGAGCAACTGTAGCGCCTGCTTTTGCTTCCGTAGCTTTTGTATCAATTCCATTTAAATATGTAGCAGTAGTTGATCCTGCCGCAAATGTGACGTCTCCTTGTATTACCGCACCACTTGCATATAGGGTTCCACCCGCTGTTACTCTAAAACTAGGTCCAGATAAATATGTTCCTCCTGTTGAGCTTTCTCCAGCCCACAAAACAATATCTGTAATTAAAGGACTGGTTGGATCTGGAGTTTGCATTCCTAAGTAATAAGCAGCTTTATTTATAATAATTGAAGGTTTAGATGTATCTAAAATTGGTGCCGTAAAAGTAATGCCATTTTTATTTATAGTTGTTGAATCTACATTCCATCCGCCTATTGTTGCTAGTTTTGTTGTAAGTCTTCCAGTACTTGCTGATATTACTGTTGTCTCAGTGCTATCTTTATAAAAAGCAAGTCCCGTCTTTCTTAAAATATATCCATCTCCAGATATTTCTCCGCCTGTATCTCCAGTTACACTTACAGTATTTCCCGCTATGGTTCCGCTATAAATAGAAGCACCTAATGCCATATTTATGTTTCCGCTAAATGTTCCTTTTTTAGCTCTTAGGTCTCCATCAATTATAAAAGATTCGCCGTTCCATTGTATAAAGTTTGTTGTTGCTCCGCCAACTTTTAATGATGCTGATTGATTTGAGTCTATATACCAGTAGTTATTTGAATTAAATACTAAGCCTCTTTTACCAGTATCTACCCCATATCCAAACTTAAATGCGGTGCTGTTTAAATCAGACTCATTTGCCTTAGCTGAAAAATATCCAGTTACATCTAAAGTATCTGGAATATAAAAAGTTCCACGAACGGTTACGTTTGAACCAGAAACATAATTAGAAGAAGTATTATTAAACTCATCATATGTTGCTACCGCAATTTGATATGTTAATCCTGCTCCTAATCCAGTTAGCATATATGATGTACCAGATCCTGGAGAGTCTGCGTAAGAATACGATGAAGATGATGTTGCTTTGTATCTAATTCTGTATCCACGTATTCCGCCAGATGTAACAGAAGACCAAGATACGTTGGCATAGCCATTAAATCCAATTGCACCGCTTGTATCTAATCCTACAGATGTTGTAACAGAAGATACATCTGGAGGGCCTTCGGTATCTGCTGTAACTGATGCGTCTGGTGTTATTTTAGCTGGCGTACTGTACGAAGTGGCATTGCCATAAGCATCATAAAATCTGGTACGTACCCAACGTTGATTAGAGTTAAGTGTGTTTACAGTTAAAGGATTTTGTGTTCCTTGAGCAACTTGAGTGTATCCAGTTAAAGGGGCAGAACTAGAAGAGCTTTCAACTTCTTCAATATAAATTTGATCAAACGTACTTCCAGATTGAGAGTTCCAAATAACCTGATATAATAAAATTCCTTTTACTAGGGTAATAATTGGTGTTACTAAAGGTGTTTCATAAGGAACTGAGGTTTCTTCAACCAAAACTGATTCTGACAATCCAGTAATAATTGTTGTTATTCCAACAGTAAGTGTTTCTGAAAACAATTGGAAGGCTGCTTGGTTCATAGATGGAGATAATTCAAAATTTTGAGTAGTAGAGGCTTTATTTATTGGAACTATCCAGGATCTTTTAATTCCATTACCAGTTAAACTTATTCTAAATGAATCTACATCTTTTCCAGATGAAGTTGAATCTTCAAAATTTGGGTCGAAGTTGAATGATACTTTTAGGGTATCTGTTTTTGTAGTGCCATTTGATGCTCTCCAAGTAGTTTGAATATTTGTTGCTGCTAATGGAGCTTTTAAAGAAAAAACATTTTGAATTGCGCTAAAGTTCGATAGAACTCCAGAGTATCCAACTGCTTGTAGTTTTACGTAATATCTTCCTGGTGCAACGTATACCGTTTTTGTACTAGCGGAATTAAATGATTCTGCAATCTTAACGTAGCTATTCCCGTATTGACCACCTGTAATCCAAATATTAACTTGTTTAATTCCCTCAATGACAGTATCTTGAATATCTCTGCCACGCCATCTAATAGAAATAAAACCTTTTCCGCCTGTTAAATCTGACGATACAAAGCTTGGAGTTAGATCAAGCATCTCTTCTGCGGCTTTTACTGAAAATGTAGAAGACCATTCGCTATTAGTTTTATCTGGGTATACCCACGCAAACTGCATGTTATACATCTCGCCTGGATTTAAATCATTTAATGGGATTAAAAAATAGTCGTTAGTCTTTTTATCGCTTTGAACATTTCTTAAATCATCAGGAATAATTTTATCTACCATATTAGAATCCTAATGATAATCTATATTCTACGTCTACTTGCCTTCCCGCAATTTTTACAAGCGGGGAAGATAAAACTGAACGACTAATTAAACCATAGTCTGGATCAAAGGTATCCTCATCATTAACTCTAAGTCCGTCAAAATAAACATAAGAGTTGCTTGCCGCTGAAGATCTAGTAATCTGTATACCTATAGATTCAATAGAGTACTTATCTGGTGTACCTACTGTATTATTAAATACTGAAGACATTGGAATTGTTTGAATTTTATTTCCTGTACCAGTAGTTGGAGTTATATCTCCATAAAAATAATTATTGTTTGAGCTGTAAAACTTTATTCTAATCTTACTAGAGTTTGTATCATATCTATTGTAAGCCAATGTCAAGGTATCATTATTGCTATACCCGCCTATATTAAGATTGTTAGTTCTAACCTTGTATTCCTTTGTTAAATTAGTTGCATCTGAATTTGGAAATTTCCATTCCATTAAAGCATCTCCAACTCTAGGAGCTGGACTAGTTAAGTATTTTGGATTATAATTATCCTCATCAAACCAAATAGTTTCATCAGAAAAATCAGATAGGAATTGACTTGAAAAGGCATTTTGAGATTTTTGTCCTGATGGATAAATTCCTATTTCATTAATCACTCCGACTAAGTTTTGTGGAATAGTTGACTTATATACAACTGCATATTCAAATGTTGGATTGCTCTCCGCATCTAATACTGGATTTCCATTTGAGGCAAATACCTGTTGAATATCTATGCTTCCAAAATTAACTGGAATTGAATATGCTTCAAATCCTAGGCGGGTATTTGAAATAGATACTGGATACTCTAAAGATGTAGCAATTCCTAGTGCCATGCTTTTAGAATTAGAGGTAACATTACCAGCTAAATAATTTGTCAAAAATCTTTTACCAAATTTAGTAATTACATTTTGGCTTCTACAAATTTCAATGCCATCTTCATAAAATACATACGTTCCTTTTAGCATATTAGCCACCCTCTTTCACATTTTTAAGCAAGGCGTCAACGCCAAGTAATTCTTCACCACTAGAGTTTTTAACTTTCATAACTATTCTAGCTCTTGTTACACCCTTAGTATCAACATATAGCTCATTAGAAAATACTGATATGTCCGCTAGCTGTGGTTTTTCAGTAGTTGAAGAGTTTATATTCCCATCTTCTGATATATTATTCGGATCCTGCTGAGATACAGATAACTCTATATTTCCTCCGCCACCATATAGTCCACCTGTAATAAATTTTGAATTTGGATCTAGCCTTTTAATAGCTGTACTATTTAATAATATAGACTCAAGCGACCCCTGGGCTACTGCAACTAAGGGGGTTTTAGGTAAACTTAAATCACTATCGGACATAATAACATTATATCATTAGTCAACTATAAAGTTCGACATATAATACTGGTCTCCAATCCTTGATCATATTGATGATCTACAGTTAATACAACAAATTCTCTAGATCCATCTAAAGATTGATAACTGTGATAAATTTTAATTACATCTCCTACGGCAATAAAAGGGTTTCCAAATACTTTCATTGACACTGTAATTTGTTTGCTCGACCAATTATCTTTTATCCATGTTTCTAATGCTGCTGCTTCAGGAAGACTTTGAATCCAATTTGACGCAAATACTATAGGTTCTTCCACAGTAAATTCACTTAGTTTAGTGCTTGATTGCTCATACTCTCCAGTTTTAGATATAGTGTTTCCTAAAACAAAAAAACTGTTTTCGTCCCCGTCTTCTAGCGGAATAAAGACGGAAGAGTTATTAAATACATATATCTCAGCACCAAAACTAGTCAATTTAGTTGCTAAAACTTGAGCCAATTTACTTAATCCAGTTGACACGTATACTGGATTTCCTGGTCTTGAATTGTATCTAACTTTTACTTTTCTAATTTCTCTAGCCATTGTTCCAAATTCTTCTAGGGCAAAATCATTTGGCTCTAAGGATTGACTATTTAATATATTTGATCCAAAGCTTGTGTCTAATATATTTTTTGAAAATGATCCATTATAAACGCCATAGACAGTTTCAAGGTCTGTAAAATTATCAACAGCTATTTTTTTAGCATATACATAATCTAAATACGAATTAGTTTTTGCGTAAGAAAATGCTGCTATATTTTTAGAAGGGTTGATTATAGTATTTGTTGCAGAAGCAGTATCTAAAGCTCTAATTTGAAATCCATTTATGTATGCTACAATTTCAACATATGTTTTAGCGGACTTAACTTTAATATCAATTTTATAAGTTTGGCCTCTGTATATTCCAGCAATTCTATCTAAGTCTATTCCTTGCGAATCAGATAAAGGATAAGTTTGCCCATTTACAACTTTAAAAAATGATACTTCTTTTGGTGCGGTACTTCTAACTGCATCTACTGTTGTTCTTATTTGTAAAAAGTAACCGTCTTGCTTTAAATCATCAAAATAAAATCCAAACCCGCCTCTTTGATTTGGATTCTTGTCTTGATCAGAAAAGAAAAGGGTGGTTCCAAATGTATTATAGATTGGATCATTGTCAGTTGCTGGTAATGTAGAATCTACTGATGGAAAGGTTTTATAAACTACATTGTAATTATTATTTACTTTAAGAGATAGGGGTCCAGGAACTAAAAGTACGCCTCTTGGAGTATTTTCATCTAATCCCTGGCTTTTTGCATAGTCGGCGATACTTGTTATCGTGCTATCTACTAAACCAATTGAATCATCATTTTTAGGGTTAGTTGGAATAACAATAGTTCCGCTATTTGTTCCAGGAACTACTCCGTTAGATGTTCCAGACCCAGTGTCGCCAGAGCCAGTAGCATTTAAAGAAGGAAGTTTGATAAATCCGTAATCTGCTTTAAGATAATCTGGTAAAGACCATCCAAACGTGTTGCTTGTTGCTGTTGCTGTTGCTGTTGATCCTGTTATTGTTGTCACCACTTTAGCAGGCTCTAATTGGACTGGCATAAACACTATTCTTTGAACAGAATTTCCAAAATTTCCACCCTGGTTTATTGCGCTAAATCCTTGTACTGATATTTTGTAAGATTTTCCTGGTAAAAGTCCAGTAATAGAAATTGTAGATGAATTAGAATTTACTGTGGGAGATCCAGATAAAAAAGTTTCTGTATCTAATACATACATAACCTTATAACTTTTTATATTTACTGAATTAGAGTTAGTAGAAACAGATACTGTTATTTTTGTTTTATCAATAGCGTCAAACGCCACAGTAAAATTTGTTATATTTAAATTTGGATAGATATAATCGTCTGCATATTCTGGGGCTATAGCCATTACCAATTAACTCCAAACGATTTCCAGTCTGAAACATAATCGGCAGATAACCCTTTGTGTGCAGCCTTTTTAGTATTTAACGCTGCCCTACTTTTAATTCTATATCTGTAGCTTGGTCTAAATGATTTAGAAGAAACTTTAGCCAAAGTTCTATACTTATAAATATCGTTAGGAGTTTGAACATCCTGCCTATAAACTTTTCCATCATCAACGCCTTCATAAATAAATTCTATTGCATCATACTCAAACACTTCTGAATCAATTAATAGATAGCCATTGTATGATAAAAGGGCTTGAGTATTATCATAATAAGATACATGGTTTGGCTTAAGAACTAGATAGTATTTACCATTTGAATCAACTGGTACTCCATATTCTGACACAGCATCAATATTACTATATAGAGCTAGGGCACCTAGAAATGTTGTTTCTGACTTCCATAAAGGAGTTGAGTCTCCTAAATAATTAGAAGTTGTTGCTGCACTCCATAAAACTTTAACTTTATTAGCAGCTGGCAATGCTTCTTTATTTAAATCCATAATATTTGCTTGATTAATTAAATTAGTAGATGAGTCTATAAAGGGTTCATTATTAAAAGCCCAACTAATAATATTATTAGCAGCAGCGCCTTGAGCCGTAACCTCTCTTTGTTTTCCATAGAAATAATCTCTAGTATAGAATTGTAGGACATTATTGTCATCCATTACAGCAGTCATTTGTATGTCTCTACACAGTTCTTGAATAGCTTCCCATACTGTCTTGACATCTTCCGTCCACCAATACTTTGGAGTCACAATGCCGTTTTCTGTTGCTAAAGAAGTAGTATTAAACTTATAGTTTGTAAATCCAATTGTATCTAGTAACACTCTTATGATTGCGGGAACCGAATAATTTTTTAAAAGTACATCTGGACACATGGTATCCATTAAAATTTTACAACCATCTAATGCGTTTATATCAATCTCGCCAAATTCAGATACCGACCAATCTTGCATAAAGAATACACCTTGAGGAACCTTTATATATTCTTCGCTATCTGGATATGGGAATACTTTAATAAATAAATTAAGTTGTGAGTTTTTATAAAAATATTTTTTATCTGACGCAAAAGATCCGTTTGTTTTATCATATATGATATAAGTTGGAGTGGATTCTCCGTAACCATTTATAGATAATGACATTGAGTTTGAAGATACATTTCCTACTGGAAGCAAGTCTCCTGTGGAAGAGGATTCTTTCTTGATACTAAAGTTTACTATGTCTTCGGATATATCTTTTACCATTTTAGGAGATATTTCAATAATGCTTATATATTTATCTGAAACGGCATTAACAACTAACTTAACATCTGTTAATGATTGATAGGAAGAGGTATTTAATTCTGATTCATTAAATGACCAAGAGGAGCCAGTGTAGTATATATTTACTTGACCAGCTTCATATTTATCAGTAAATGATTTTATGTTAGTAGAATTACCAGATTTTAAACTTACAAAGCTTCCGTTGCCATTTCTTCCAAAGACCTGAAAGGCTGCTGGAGTGCAATGAGATATCTCAAATTTAATAGTGATTTTGTTTACTAATAAAGTCTTAGGATATTTAATTGCAATATCCGCACCTTCGCTTTTTTTGCTTACCCAATATTTATAGTAAGTATCTTCTGAAGGAATGTATGTTCTAAATTGCTTGTCAAATATTAATGTTTTAGGATCTGGTAAACTTGCTGCTGCTATATCTCCATGAATATAATATTTTATTCCCGCTCCTAAAGGCCTATTCTGCCTAACAATTGCGTCTACTGGAAATAGTTTTTTAAAGGGAGATCTCCCGTTTGAAGTGTACTCAGCTGAACTATTAGTAATTGCGTTTGTAGCAAAATTAACCATACTGTTTAAATTATATTCTATAGTACATCCTACGCCAGTTCTAATTGAAGATTCTGACTTAAATAGATTTTTGACTAATGTGTCATTTGTAGGTAAAGTAATCATTATACTTGCTCCATTGATATTGATGCCGACCAAAATTCCTGGGCTGGGTCTGTTGTTGCTCCCTTAACATTTCTTTTAATTACAGAAAATGAGCAGGATGTAAAATTAACACTATAATATTCTTCTCTGTTTACTTTGTTAAGACCATCCATCTTTTGTCCATATACAATTTTAATATTAAATGGATTTATCCCAACACTGGAATAAAATTCTTGTAGGTCTACCGCTCCTAATCCGCCATCAACTGTTAAACCGCTAAATGATGGTAGCATCTCCCATGATGTTGAAAAACTCTTTTTATCTGCAATAAAGAATTTGCGTAAGGTTCCATTGCTCATCCTTTGAGATTTTTCTATTCTATTATGCTCTAATGACAAAGGTTGTCTGTTGTGCTCAGATAGCTTTACCCAGGCTATATCATTGCTAGTTTCCCAATATGTTGATCCTGATGCTGGAGTTTGTCCAGCAGTTATTGCTGCGCCTGTTTTTCTTTTCCAAAGGAGTCCGCTATAATAAACTTTACTTCCTGAACTATATGTAAGAGCCGCATTGTATCTTGGAGTTATATCAATATATAGGAGGGATCCTACTGGTAAATAAATTGCCATTAGACTCTTCTCCCTATTCCATTCATAGATGCTCGTTGAACATCTAGTCTCTTAATTTCTGCTAATACCTTACGTGTTGCAATATCTGAGAATGCATTTATATCCATGCCTTCCGACGCATGATTAGTCATTGATATATTATAAACCGCTGGTGCCATTGTAGCATTATTTGCGTTAGGATTAAAGGGGTTCATGTTAGCTGGAACAATGGCTTCGTTCTTATGAATCATTGCAAGCATGTCGGCGGGAACCATATTAATTCCATCTTTGAATTGAGGAACAGACATACTTGGAGAATAAGAAGGATTGACATATCCGCCAGTGGCTTTTTTAACTATAGGAAGTAGTCCTTCAGTTTTAATCGACATTTGTCGCTTTAAGAATTCTAAATATGGAGATGTCTCTACTGCCTTAAAAACATATTCATCTATTAAATGAGATACGCCTTTAGATTCATCTGTAAGGCTATGAGCATTTTTATTAATAGCCTGCAATATATATTTAGTAAATGGAGCTATTGCACCTTCTGTAAACTCAGTTCCCATCCAATTTGGCTTTGGTTTAGGAGGACTAAATTTTGCAAAATCACCTACTCCTTTTACTTTAGGATCAACGATTATTTTTGCAATAGCTTTTGTTTCACCACCACCAGTACCACCACTAACAGCTATATGTTTTGCAAATTCAAGTTCTGCAGTTATTGATTTTAATGTATCTGGTCTCCAGTATTCACCAATTTTTAATCCTGGTAACATATTTAAATAAGGCATTGCCTCTTCTGTAGATGGTAATGGAGACCTTGTGCCTCTAGGGAATACGCTTGCTGCTTCTGGCTTCCAGCTTCGTGCCAAATGTGCCCAAGGAGCTTCGGCTGTATCATCTGCAAATCCACCCCAACTAGTCGGCCCCCACTTTTCCATATAATCTCTACCGTATATTAAATTAGGATTTGGTACTCTTGTATATCCTGCAATTGCAGCCATATCATGCATGCTTAACCCTCTAAAAAATGTACCAGCCTGATCTCCAAAATTAAATCTATCTAGAACATGAGCCATGCTGTCTGCGTAGGTACGAGGTCTTCCAATGTAATCTTCTACAGTTCTTAACTCAGGTGGAGTAAACATACTATTAGCATTAGGAGATGAAGATGTATTAGGTCGTAATGATTCAATTCTTCCGATATTTCCTGGCTTGCCAAATTCTTCAAATCCTGGATAAGACATTCCTGAAGCTTTTTCATTTTCTAAACGTCTTACCCATTGCTGCATTTGTTTTCTAAGAGAAGATGACATTCTTTCTGAAGTAAGAAGTCCATTTGCAAGATCTATCTTACCTTGCATACTTTGTACGCCATGTGAATATTGAAGAAGTTGTTCAAAACTTTCAATGTACCCTTGGCCAGCAGTATATGGATTTCCTATGCGAAGTTTTTTTATTAAATTAAATCCAGCATTTTTATAAGCAAAGGAGTGTGCGTCGGTTGCTGTAGCTTCTTGAATACCAGTTAAAAGATTTGGGTGTAGTCTTGCACCTTGAACTTTATTAATAAAAGTATGGAGTGGATTCAAAGTTGTTTGAGATGATATCCATAGTCTTGATAATCTGTCTGCGTCAACTTTTGACTTTGTTCTTCCAACTTCGCCTATAAATCTACGTACGCTTGTTCCTGTAAAAGCATCTAATGCATGTGCACCTTCATGTATAGTTGTTCCAAAAGTTGTTTTAGAAGGTAAGCTAATATGATTACCTGTAGAAGTGTATGTAGTTGCTCCAAGTGCGTGTAGGTCTTCTAAAGTTGTTTTAGGAACTTTTCTTATAGGTGTTTTACTTAGAACCTCATTAATAATAGATCTATCTTGTGTTAAACCAGTTTTTCCAAGATTTTTTCTTAAAAATTCTTGTACTGTTTTTGTGCTCCAATTATTATATGTAAATCCACTTTCCTGAAATCCTAAATTAGATGGGCTAAATCCTAATCCCGTTTCTTGTAAAGTTGTTCCTTTTGGCTTATTTAATGCAAGCCAAGTAGCTTTGTCTATTGTGGCATCGCCAGTTCTTCCATTAGAAATTCTTTTCATAATAGACCCAGTAGTTCCTGCTTGATTCATTAATGAACCTAAATCTTCTCCAGCATATCTGTAGTCTTTACCCTGTAATAATTTCCACAATAAATAGTTTTGAGATTTAATATTTGATTTTCGATAGTCAATATACTTGCCAAATGGTATCCTGGTGACTTGGTTCATAGAACCATATGACTCTCCCCATTGACCAGGAACATTATATCCACCTGCATATAAATCTGCTTCCGCTTTACTAGAAGTGGAATAAAATCCCATTCCATAATGTGGATCGTATGCAGGAGTTCCGTCTAATACGCTTTCTCCATAAAGTGGTCTGTCAAAACTATTGCCGCGATCTGATGATCCATGATATTGTTTTTCTTTAACTAATTTTTTAGCTTTAAAGTAGTTAGCATATTGATTAAAGGTATTTAAAGCTTTGTATGGCAGTGGAACAGGTTTTACAGATGCTCTATAGGCTGCAGTTGCTGCTTTAGATGTTAATTTTTCTTCCGCAATTTTTGCAATTGTTGCTTTACTCATTCCAGCAGTAGATAGCTTAGAGACAATTTTTCCGTATGGAAGAATTCCTAATAAATCAACTGCTTGCTGAATTGCGATGTCTTTGTTAGACATTTGAGCACGAGCATTTCTATTAGTAGAAGTTATTAGAGGAGATTTAATATTTAAAGCACCACCAATAGTATCTCCAACCATTCTATCTGCCCATGCTACTGTAGGGAATATAATATTTTTATATGCATCATACGGCAAATCAACTACTCCATGAGTTTTACCAAAGCCCCAATTTTCCCTTTTAGTTAGGGCTTGAAACCCTGCATACCATTTTTTTGGACTTTGTACAGCGCTTGGCTTTGCAAGTCTAAGTTCTTTAAGACGAGCAGCTTCAGCAGGACCATGCTTATGTCCTACTGGTCCACCTTTGTGATATCCTATTAATGCACCATCTGCAAACTTTCCAGCATTTAGTGCATCAAATGTTTCTGTTCCGTATTTCTTTACAGAGTTCGCCTTAATTACATATTCACCATTTGAAAGCATGGCGGGAATAGAATCAGATATTCCAGTTCCTGGTCCTCTTACATTTCCGCCTGGTTCATAATGTTTAATTGGTCCGCCCATTGCAAGCTTTCTTAAGCTGTATCTGCCAGACGCTTTATCAAATCCTGATATTTGATAGCTTTGTCCTCCAACTTGAATAGTTTCATTTAAGTATGAACCAGTTTTTGTATTTGGGCTAATACCATATTTTGCTAAAACTTTAGCTGTGATAAAGTTTTGTGCGTATTGACCAGAGCCAGTTTGTCCTAAATCAATTGGAGCAATTTGATTTCTGTTTGTAGATACTGCTGACAATATGCCTTTAAGCAGATTATTATTTGATAAAGAATTTTTATCTTCTACCGATAATCTACCTTCTTTGATTACTTTTTGTAATATGATATCTGTTCCTGCAGCATAAGGATTATATGTAGGGAATCCAAGACTTGCCATTCCTGTTCCAAATTTTGATGCAAACAGCGCTGCTGCTGGATCTTGTTTTATTGCTCCTAGCTTAATATCTTTTAGCCCTAGATCCTCTCCTTTCTTTTGAAGTAAGTTTGCTGCCTTCAGTTCGTCGTCGGTATCTATAGTTCCAGATGAAGAAATAAAAGATACTACCTCATTAAGAAAATTTTGAAGATCAGTAACTTTAGATAAGGCTTTATCTGCATTATCTAATTGTGTCTGAAGAGTTTTTGAAGTACCATCTAGCTTTTTTTGTAGACTATCAATGATAGATTGCTGAGCTGCTGTATCTGCCTTTTCTTTATCATCAATTGCTCTTAAGGCTAAAGTTTTTTCCTGTCCTCTTTGTAGCATTTGTAAATCTAATTGTGCTTGAGCGGCTGTTGCCGAATCTCCCATGGCTAAAGCATCTTGATATTCTAGTTGCTTTTTCTTTATCTGAGTAAGAATGTCTTCATCTTCTGATTGTCTAGATAAAGATTTTCTTCTAGCATCTGCCTCTTCTTTAATTTTATCAATATTATCTTGATGCAATTCAATTTCTGCTTTAAGGGCATCTTGTGCGCTTACAGCATTTTTTTGAATTAATGTCTTATTAGTTAAAGATGCTTTATTAGCTCTATTTATTGCATCTACTATCTTGTCTATATCAGTTCCAGTTTTTCCGCCAGATAGTATTCCTACAAGATTTGTTTGAGCTGCTGCCAATGCAATAGCCGCATCTTCTGTCATTCCCTTTAATTCAACTCTAGCGCCAGAAATATAAACTTTCCATTTTGCTAAAACTGCTGCTGTGCTTTCCGTACCGTTTAATATTTTATATAGCTCTGGAACTGTTTTTTGTAATTCAGAATATTGAAAAGATGTTAGTGAGGCAGAACTGCCTTGGGCTGCAGTAATTTTTTGCATTGTAATTTCCCATGCCCTAGAAGCAGTAATAATTTTTCCAGTTTCGTCTTCAGTTCCAATTAAAGACTTTTCCATTTCCTGCACACTGGTTATTAATGATTGAAAAGCTGGGGCAAGCTGGTCTGTATTTCCTTCATTTAATAAAGCATTAAAAGTTTCAACACTAGATATTGCTGCGGTGCTTTTATCAATAATTGATCCAAATCCTTGGTCTGCTAAAACCTGAAGAGATAGGTATGCTTTATTTGAATTTGCAATTAGTGCATATATTACACTGGTTGCCTTTTCTGCACTCATTCCACCAGAAATAAATTGCGCCTTTAATTGAGATGCTTTTTGAACTACCTCGTTTCCTCCAGCTTTATCAAATACTGAAATAAGGTCTGGAAGATCTTTTTTAACAGATTCTTTAAGCTCTTGGAATTGTTGAATTGTTAATTTTAATCCATTAGTCATTGTTGTTGAATTATAAAATGCGTTTGCAGATGCTCTTGCTAAATCCATCTTGTCTTTAAAATCTTTTAATTGTTCATTTAACGACTTATAATTAATTCCTAGCTTAGAAGCCGTTTCGGAATTTTGTGCAAATGCTAGATTTATTACTCTTCTATGTTCATTTATCTTATCATTTACAGATTTTATTATTGCTGCTCCAGCTAATACTGCTGCTGTCCATCCAAATACTGGCTTAGCTTTTAAAAATTGTAAACCCTTTTGAAGCAGAGATACGCTCTTGCCAGTTTTTGTTGCTGCTTCGCCTAATTTTAAAATCTTTCCAGCTAGTGCAGTTCCTATTAAATCTCCGCCTAAACTTCCAAGCATTCCGCCCATCATTGATCCGCCAGTTAATTTTGATCCAATTCCGTAACCAGCAAGTCCTGGGATCATTCTCATTAGCATAGCCATCACTTCGCCGCCCTTAGCAAAGTTTTGTATCTGTCCGCCTTTATTAAATCCTGGAATTATCTTTCCACTATTTTGTGGTACAAAAAGTTCTGGGCCGTTTTCTCCAACTATGTATGGAGATGCTCCAGATACTGGACCACCCATTCTTCTTTGTGGAATATTAAAAGTTATATCTGGATCATTTGCAACAACTGATGCTCCAGATCCTTTTATTCCAGCTCCTCTTACCGTTCCCAGTCTGTGCATTTCATCATAAAAATTAATGCTTGTATCAGGAACTTTAAGATGTTTTAAATGTTTTTTTAATATTTTTCCAGCAAATTCTTCAAAGGTATCCTGATCTTTGCCAAACGCGGTAGTTCTAATTTTTAGTGCTGCTGTTAATTCTAGCCATGCGGCATTAAAAGAAGCGTTAATATCTTTAGAAGGATACCCTAACAATCTAGATGCTGATCTCATTGTTGAAAATGGATGTATTGGTGTATCCATTAAAGAATTTAAAATATCTTGTGGATTCCCACCCTGGTTTAGAGAAAGATTGCCTCCAGCTCCACCTCTTTTTTGTGGACCAAACAAGCCTGGAGAAATATATTGTCCGTCCCGACCAATTGTTGCAGCTGGTGCAAAGTGGCTTCTATCTATTCCTTTCCATATAGTATTAACCTCTTCTTTTGGAAGTAGTCTCAATTCCTCTTCAGTGTAATCTTTACCTTTTCTATTTCTAATTGGTCTGCCAGCATTAAGACTTTCTACCAAATCCATTCTTCTTGAATTAGTATCTTGTCCTGTTGCTGTTGACCAAAAATGTCTAGGCAGAGCATTGCCTCTTACCTTTACAGTAGAGCGACTTTTTGCTTTTGAAAATAATCCGTTAAACATTCTTGATATATCTAATGCAGATGGCCTTACTCCGTATCCACCTTGAGAAGAAGATACAGATCCTCCTAATTTACCACTGTTAATAGATTGAAGTAGTCCCAGATTTGCTTGTGTTGCTTTTTTATTTACAACAAACTCTCCTGGAGTAAGCATTGCTGGAACAACATCTGCGTTTACATTTGGTCCTGGAACTACTGATCTAGAACCATCATTATAATAAATTGGTCCACCCTGATTACGATAAATTGGTCCGCCCTGATTACGTCTTATTGTAGTCTCTGTACTAAAGCCGCCGCCCGAAGTTCTAATTCCGCCTAATGCTCTAGCAACATTATCCACTAATGTCGCAGTAGGAGTTTTATGGAACATCTCTTTCATATTTGACTTGCCAGTTTTTGGATCAACTACTGGCTGATTTGTAAATGGAACCATTGTTAGATTTGCAGTTCTACCTTGTGTAATTGCAATTTGTGTAGTTGTTTCTGCAATCATTGCCTCTACTCTAGCATTTAATGCTACAATTTTTGCTCTAGCTTGCTCTACTGTAATTGCTCCAGCTTGTGTTTGTGCAACAATTGCCGCACCTTCTTGAGCTGCCAACTTTGTTAACCTTGTTATTTCTGGAAGAAGTGCTTGATATGAACCAGAAAGTTCATGTGTTACAGTGCCAGTTGCGGCAACTTCTTTCTTTAATAGAGCAATTTCTGCTTCTGATTGCATTGCTATAGCACCAGTCATTGCATGCCATTTAGCTGCTTCTTCTGGAATTACTCCTGTTGATACTCCGCCAATTGTAGTAAGTCCAGGAATTGCTGGCAATCCATGATCGGCATACATCTGAGGATTTCTTCCAATTTTTCTATTAACTGGAATTGGTCCTGGAACCATGCCAAATATTGTTTGTGCTGCTCTTTCTGCTTCTGTCATATTTCCAACAGGATTCATATGAGCACTTGCTCTTGTTCCCATTCTGCCTACAAGAGGGTTGTTTGGATCTACAGTTACACCTTTATACATCCCTCCTGGAGTTCCCGCCATCGCAACAGTTCCTGCTAGAGTAGCAATTGTCGGTTGAACTGATATGGCTCCAGAAGCAGCCTTTTGTTGTAATATAGTAAATTCTGTAATTAAGTTTTTAAGAGAAGCACTTAGAATGTCTGCTGCTGCTGCATCGCTATAGAATGTTTTTTCTACTAAACTTCCAGCTTTACTTGCTGCTAATATTTCTGGGGTTAATAATTTAAAGCCTTCTCCGCCCCTAAATAAAGCTTTGAGGTGGCCAATGCCTTTAATAACATAACCAATGAAGTTAGCAAACACGCCAGTTAACATAATGATTGGTCCAGCCAAGGCAGTAATTCCTGCTACCAATGTAAGCATTGATTTAACTGGACCAGGAAGCATTTCAATAAACTTAACTACTGAGCTTGTTAGATTTAAAAAGAATGTTTGAACATTTAAGAAAGACTCTCCAACTCCAGCTAAATCTGCCTTTAATGTTTGAAGAGCTCTTTGATATTTACCAGAAGCAGATTCAGTAATCTGTGATAATTCTCGGCCTGCTACATTTGCTAAATCAGCACTACTTGCTTTCATTAAATCCATGACTTGAAGAGTCTGGGATCCTTCTTTACCTAAGTTTTCAAAAAGTGCTGATAATCTTGCAAACTGAAACTTACCAAATAGCTGTTCGATAGCCTGTGACTTTTGTAGAGGATTTAGTTTATCTAAAGAAGATTGTAGCGCTGTAATTGTTGCTGTTAAATTTCCCGCATTTTGTGTTACAATTCCGCCTAAGTCAATACCAAGGCCAGAAAACATTTCTCTAGCAACTTTAGTTGGATTAATCATAGAAGCTAAAGCAGACTTTAAAGCATTTGCACCTTCTGATGCATTAATTCCGCCTTCTTTCATTGCTGTAAGATAAAGTGCTAAGTCTTTTACGTCTCCGCCCAAACTTTGAACTACTGGACCAGCTTTAGGAATTGCCTCAATTAAATCTCCAAGACTTGTTGATGTTTGGTTTTCAACTGCGTTAAGAAAGTTAATTGATTCTGATAACTCTGTGGTGCTCTGTTTAAAAGCATTTTGTAATGCTAAAGTTGCTTTCATCGCATCTTGTCTATCAACTTCACCAAGTACTGCTAATCTAGTTGTTTCTTTTGTTGATACTAAAAGTTCATTACCAGTTTTCCCTGTTGCGGCAATGTCAGCAGCTAAAGAAATTGTATCTTTAAATGAAGAGCCATAGGCCGCAGCTAATTCTCTAGCAGTCTGAGAAACATCTTTTCTTACATTTGCTAAATCAACAGCACTTGTAGCTGCAACTCCACCGTAAACCTTTGTTAGTCTTACAAGCTCTTGATCGGCTTCTCTAAATGCTTTAGCTGCCGCCATTCCAAATGCTGCCAGTGGAACGGTTAATCCAACTGTTAACTGACGACCTGCCCACTGAGTATTCTTACCCCAGTTAATTAATTGAACTCCGCCGTCCTGAATAACTTTGTTATAAATTTGCAATTCTTTTTTAGCTATTGCTGTTTTATTAGCTACTGCGTCTAAGCCCTTTGGAACCTGTACATTAAACTTCATTAAGCCATCAGCTGTTCTACCTAATGGCTGTACAATAGCATTTTGAAGTGATACTTGCTGTCTAGCAAGGTCTCTGATTAATCCGCCTGAAGTCCTTGTGTGCTCTTGCCATGTTCTAAAATAATCTTTTAACTTTAACTTTCCGCCATCTAAACTTCTTCCAAAACTTTCTACTTGTGAACCTACTGTTACAAAATGGGAAGAAAACTGGCCAGTGCTTCTAAGTGTCTCGGAAAACGACTTTTGAATCTGGCCAGCTTGTGCTGCTAATGTTTTATTTGTTATGGATAATTCTTGTTGTAATTTAGCCAGCGCTGCCGTGGTTCGTTGCACATCTGCAATCAAACCTGAGAAATCAGAACGAGCAACTATATTAGTTACTATCTGCTCATCAGCCATCTATATTACTCCTTAGAATAACCCAATCCTGCTCCGATACCAAATCCAGCTTGTGCCGCAAATGTTCCTTGTAGTGAAACTACATCGTCTCCACTTGCTTCTATTCCGAGTGCTTTTCTTTGTATATCATCGAAGGTTGTGCCTTCTTCTTCTTTATTTTCATTTAAATCAATGCCTTGTATTGAAGCTAAAAATCTACGTTTATCTTCTTCAGTTTTTTGCATTGCTTTAAAAGTTTGTACTAGTTCTGGCATTGAAAGATTATCTTCTAGTTCTTCGTAATTTTTCCAATTACCTAAAAGAAAAACTTCCCCTTCTAATGCGGCTAAATCTAGTTCTGACCAGCCAGAACCGCTGCCGCTAGAAGGTTTGGGTCGTCCATCTTAATACCTCCGCAAATTTCAAGAATGCGGTTGATTGTTGGAACGTCCAAAACATCTTCAAATGCGTCTCTATCTTTAGTTAATTCTGGCAGTTGCTTTTCTAGTGCTACTGCACAAGCATCAATTAGAATTGTTAGAGTCTCATCTTCTGTTTCTGCCGTTGCGGTTTTTTGAATTGCCGCCATGAACTTTCTTAGCTCTTTAATTGTGAGCGGCTTTAGTTTGACTACTGCGCCATTTTGTAATGTAATTTCTTCTACATCGTATACTGTGGTTGCCAATTGTATCCTCCTAGGATTGTCTTAATTATTATAACATATAGGTTTTATCACTACAAATAGAAAACCCCCCATTTCTGGGGGGAATTCTTTATTTAAATATAATTAAATTAAGCGCTTACGCGGTCAATAATCTTGCCATATTCTGAACCTGCATAAGCATTGTCTGGAAGCAGACGGAATGTTACAGGAAATGTTGAAGCTGCGTTACGAGCAAGTGAGAATTGTGACTGTTGTACTGACAAAACACGACGTGCATAATATACACGCTCTGTTGTTGCAGATACTTCAGCTGCAGATGCATTCTTTGCTAGTGTTGGGGCCTGGCCTACTGCGAATAGCTGACGCTCTACTGGTTGAATACCAAGAGATCCTGCTTCCATTCCTAGTACTAGGTCCTTGTTGTCAGCGCTAGTTGCGCCCTTTGTTGGATATGCATCTGTTGATGCAGATCCATCCTTTGTAAGTGTAGATGCGCCTTGTCCAAATACTGCTAGAACGTTTGTAAGTGTTCCTTCTGCTAGTTCTGTTGCAATCATAACTTCCATTGCTGACTTGAAAAGCTTTGCTGTATCTAGAAGCTGATCTACTGTTACTGAATCGTATGTTGGGTTGTAAGTAATCTGAAGTCCATTATTTGTGAATCCTACGTTACGAACATTTGCTGAAGCATCTAGTGCTGCTGATGCCTTTGCACCTTTTGTAAATGCAACTGTACCTGCTTCAAGCATATTTTCTACGTAAGCGTTGTCTGTAGAATCTTTTGTTGATAAATACAGTGGTGAAGCACCTACGAGAATATTTTTGGCTGAATTAATTGCCATTTTTACTACCTCCTGTTAAGAATAAATTTTTAAATCATTTTGGCTGGCTAGGCCCTTTCCTCTATAAGCAATAATACGCTATAATGCGCCTAAAGGCAAACTATATAAATCTTCCGTCTGGTGATATATGCCTAGAGTATTTAACCTCTAAAATAACGTCTGTTGACAAGAATCCTTGAACTTCTTCTGATGGGGATGTGCTAGATATATCTGCTACATAAATACTATAGAATTTAAATGCTCCAGATATTGCGTTATAGCTATTGACGTCTTTAGCCGACTCATCCATTCTTCTAAATGTATCTACCATTAAGTTTCTTATTTCATTGATTTCGTCGACCTGTGTTGAATAGATTGTAAATAGAATTTGCTCACAGCATATAACCCAATTTTCTTCATAAGACATTCCTATTTTATCGTAGACTATGTGCTTCTTCCCGCTCAAAAATTGATTAAGTTCTGGCTGTTGCTGAACAGGAATAATAGGAATAATCTCTTGACCTATATTATCGCTATAATAATCTTGTGGGTCAAAGATCTCTTTACTGGTTAATTCATTCCAAAGATGCTTTCTTAGATCATGAATCATGTCTAATTTATAATTTACTGTCATAGTATTCCTCCAAATGCTGCCTGTACTGCTGACAAAGATTGCATCCTTACCGCATTTGGCGAGAATGAATATTTAACCTTTCTAATATTTAAAGGTAATCCCATTGCTCTAGCTATTCTATCATTAAATATTCTTTGGAATCCCGATTTTTTAATTGATAGATTAACTAAATCTCCTGTAAAAAATTTAGCATAATGTAATTTAAATTGATGAGTTGCTGCACGTCCTCCAGGGCGTTGTACGGTCACTGAAGCCCCCTTTGGCATAAACATAGGTTCTCCCATGTACTCAAACACTAAGCGGCCTCCAGGGGTCCTTGGAGTGATTATAACGGGTATTCCTTGTTCCATGATAGAGGCTTTATTTTTAAATACATATCTTTTTTGATTTCTTGTTTTTAATGGAGCCGTTTTAGATAAAATAAATTTATATCCAATTTGAAAACTTAATCCATTAGACATTTTTTTACTTAGTCTAAAAAGTCTTTTTGTTGAATTTCCAGTATCATCCCATTCGTAAACATGGTGCAAAGCCTTTGGTTTCATTCTTGCCTGAGCATCTATATATAATCCAAAATCTTTGTTTATTTGATTAAAGAGTGTTTTAGCAAACAAAGCTTCAAATCCATTATTTGTTGTTACCTGTGATAAGACATTTGCCTGATAATATATTGCTGCTGATATTTGAGCGACTGTACTATCTTTAAGAGCACCGTTTCCGCTACCGACCATTAATTTTTCTAGGCCGCTAGCAGCCTGGACTAGCAATTGGCTAGATGCCAATTTGTTGATTTTCCGATCTCTTAAGAGTTGAGTTATATCCTAGGATACTGCCAAACGGGTCGGTGATTGGAGTTGTTCCTGTTACTTCAAATACTGTCGGAGTGCTAGTGGGATAATTTAGTTCTTCCCAAATAACTTCTCCTGCTTGATTTGAGATATTGGTTATTTTTTCTCTTGAGTTTAATTTTCTTAAAGTTCTAACATCTATGAATTGATTATAAGCATATTTAGTAGAGTATACTTCTTTGTCTCCGCCTCTTGATGTAGAAGAATTAGTAATAGTTCCTTTAGCGCTACATGGAATAGTCTCGTAAAAATTCCATTCTTTCTTAATTGCTCCAGTAGATGCATCTTGAGAATCTACTTGCCTATATACATCCATTTTCATATAGAGCATTGGATAAATTAAATCATTCATTAGATTACAACCATACCATTTACTACATATGGGTTTAATAATTGGTCGGCATATAGATTACCTGTACCCTTATAGGCATCGCCAGTATATTCAAACTTCCAGTCAAATGCTTGTACGTTTTTAATATATTTTTCTTTCCAGCGCTGATCTTTAGAGAAGTAATCTTTCATTAAAACAATACAGGCTTCTTCAACATTATCTGGAACTTTATCCCAGCCAAATTTACCCTGAATTTTATATCTTACATTTTTTTGAAATGCTCCGCCATAATTTAAATCATTTACTGTTGGAGGAACCATGCCATTAGCAATATAAACTGTATTGTCCAGATCATAAGTTCTGTCCACTCTAACTCCAAATCCAGTCTCTGATATTACTGGATGATAATTCCAATTATTAATTGAGTTAACATTATCTATTAGCAAGATATCGTTTGCGTATATCTCATGTATCTGTAGCAACTTAAAGGGCAGTGGAAGAATATCTGTTCCAGCTCCATATGCAACTTGAACATCATCATATACAGAAAATTGCTGATTACAATAATTTTCAATTATCTTTCTTCCGTACTTTTCTGCCATTCTTAATTCATGATACGTCTTGTAATTTGGATCGCTAGGATCTGTTCCAATATTTAAGTCTTCATAGACTTCTGCTAAATTAGCATATGGGGTAACTACATCTGTGTAAGTTGTATAATAATGAGCAACTGAATTTATAAGGTAACTCCAGACAAATTTAAATTTTCTTTGTCTGGTTGTATATGTCCTTGGAAGAATAATTTGATATGTTCCAAAATCATTGTCTAACTTAGTTGCTGTTAATACAGCAAGTGAGGTGGTGGGATTCAGCGAAGGAACAATTGCTGGATCTTCTGTAACATCATAAATAGTTACAGAAACAGCTCCGTCTGCGTCTACTACCTCTCCTCCGTAAAAAATCTTAGTTTTAACGGGGGTACTACTTTCTGTATAAACTTCAGCCATTATATTTGGTAATGATTAGTTATAAAACTCTTGAACCTCTTTTGGGGTAGCTAATCTAAAACCTTCCTCCTTGTCAAAAATTGATTGAGCATCTTTTTCATTCATAGCAATAAAAGGATGATCCTTTGTAAAGGTATGTCCTAAAATATCGTATCTGAAATTAGCTCTAGTCATTCTAACAAGTACCGTGTCCTCTGCCTGATCCTTCTTTGGATCAAACTTAGGAAGTATCTCATCAGAAATATCTTCTTCTTCCGCCTTTTCAATATCCTTAAGCGTCTTAGCATATACAGCCCAGGTCACGCCTTCTTCTGATAATGCCGCAATAATATCATTTTTATTCTTTAAGCCGTCTGTGTCTACGGCAAAATCTTCTGCAACTTTTCTTAATTCTGCAACTTTTAATGTCTCGAATGACATGGTAATCTCCTTAGTCTAGGTATGTTTATTATAGCATTAGTAAATTAAAATGAAAAGCCCCCGAAATTAATCGGGGGCCTTTCTATAGCTGTTCTAATTAAGAAGCAACCTTAACGTTCTTTACTACAACCCAAGCATTTGCTTGTTCGATTTGGACACCAACGCGAGTATACATTGTATATTCGATTGAGTCTTTACGTGGCCAGAAGAAACGATATACAGTTACATCACGCTTGATACCAATAACAACGTTATTTGGGAATGTCAAGTGGATATCTCCGTGTGAACCAGTTGCGCCTGAGTAGTCGCCAGTCTGTGTCTCTGGAAGTAGCGGAACTTCAACAATTGGAATACCAAATGCGTAAGGAGCTACGTATCCTGCAGGTCCGCCTAGTGGGGCAACCTCACCACGGATTATGCTTGAAGCAATATCCTGTGGAATTGTTTGGTTTGTTCCAATGCTGTTGTTATATAGGAAGTCTTGGACCAGGTTTGAACCAGCAAGGAAGCGAAGGTCTGTACGACGTTGCTTGTACTTACGTGGAAGTGCCTTAAGAGCTGAGTTGAATACAGCACGAGAAACGGCTGCTCCACCTGCATCTACAACATTACCATAGGTCTTAGCCTTCTTTACAATACCATTGAATGACTTGTAAAGTGCGTCTGATGACAATGCGGTATTACCATTAAGAACTACGTCTTCAATGTCATTACCAGCTTGTGTTGCCATCATACGTGCAATATGATCTTCTAGATCTGGACCTTCAATGTTGTCTTCTAGAGACTCAGTTGAAAGTTCCCAATCCATGCGAAGTTTCTTTGTTGTCAAAGAAATCTTTGAGAATGTTACAGCACCGTTTGTTGCGGTATCTGAACCTTCTGTAGCGAGCTTCATAAGCTTCTCGCCAACACCAATACGATCAATCTCGGTTGTATCTGCCTTCATGCGTACTGTACGTGCGACCTTACCAATTACGGTTGCGTCGAACATATAGTCTAGGAAGCGAGCTGATTGTTCTGGGTTAAGTAAACCACCGTTGCCGTTTTCGGAAGCGGTGTGAATTCCTGTTCCACCTGAAGTGGAAGCGAATCCTGCTGTCGCTACTGCGCCAGCTGCAATATCTTTTAATAGTTCATTGCTCATTATTTTTTACCTACCTTAGTTAAATATTTCATTTACGGAACCGAGGAAAGAACCGTTCCATTTTGATTTTGATTTTGTTACAACTTCAGATCCGCCAAGATCTGAAGACTTCTTAATTGCGGTTTCGCCTTCAACAGCATCTACACGCTTTTGAACACCATCAATGGTGCCCTTGATTTCATTTACAGCAGCTGATAGTGCTGTATGTTGTTCTGCCAACTCTGAAATTCTAGTATCAACACTCTTGCTGAAAGATTCTACTGTATCTTTGATAGCAGTTACCTGTGCAGCATTTGTTTCTGACGCCTTGAATAGAGTTTCTGAGAAAAAGCCTTTTAAATCACCTAACATTTTTGCAAAATCAGGTTCATCAACCATAACTTCTGATACATTGGCTGCCTTTTCCAGAGATTCAGCAGAAGCGTCTGCTACTGCATCTTCTGCAGGAGCTTCTTCAACAGCTGGTGCTTCTTCAGCAGCAACTGGTGTTTCTTCTACGATTGCTTCTGGTGCTACTGCATCTTCTGCAACTACGTTTTCTATATTTTCTGACACTTCATTACCTCCTTCTGCGTTTGCCTGTTTTGCAATTGTTTGTGTTTCAGGCAACGTAAATCTTGATCTAAATGAATCAAGAATCTTTTCTACTTCTTTCGCTTTATTTACATCTGCAGTTTCTACCCAACCAATTAAAACTGCTGGCTTTCCAGATACTGGAGAGTCAAATGTTTTTTCAGTTGACATAAAAACTGAATTACTATCTTCACAATAAAAAATATTTTCTGTATTCATTTCTGCAGCAATACCTTTATAAACCATTGCGCCATTAACTTTTTCAATTGAAAAAATATTACATAATTCATTTGCTGGAGAATCAACAATTGATAGTTCAACTAGGTCATAGTCTTTAATAAAACGAACTGATTTTCCTGTTGCTTTGTTAACTTCATTATCTGAATCTTTAATCTTTCCACCGATTGAAAAACCAGCAAGGGTCCCGTCAAGAACTTTTTCCCAAGTATCCTGTGCTCCCTTTGATATGTATGAAGTTACATAAACTCCATTATAAAATTTCTTAGTAGCCTGATCATAATAAGTTTCTGGCTTAAATGAAACAACTTTGCCCACTGCAACTGCTTGATGCATTTCACGGAGGTTGCCTCTAAAATTTTCAAATGCCTTAATGCTAGCTTCGGCAGTTACAACATCGCCTGTCTGATCTACATTATCCAATGTAGCAAAACCAGAGACTGTTCTTTTCTCTCGGTTTACCTTTGTGAATGGAACTGATAAGTGAAGGTTTTCACCCTCACTAGACCAATGTGATTTCTCGATATTCATATGTTCAATTTTATCTTTTTGTCGATAAAAAGGCAAATAGTAGTTGAGTGGTCTTAGTCAACTTGGGCGCCATCGCCCTTTGGATTTCTAGCCTCACCAGATTTATCTGGGGAAGTTGCAGATCTTTGTTGATCTCTAGTTTTATTTCCAGTAGATTTAGCCTGTTGATCTGCTGCCTGTTGTGGCTTTAATTCAATTACTTTGTCTCCGCCTTCTAGAGGAATCATGCCCTTTCTAAGTCTAACTTCATTAGGGGTAATTACCTGCATTCTTAAATAACGCTCATCAATTTTAGACTGAGTATCTTCGTCGGTCAAAGTTAATTCATTAAATTTAAGTTGTAGGGCATCTGTCTTTTCAGAGAATATTCTATTTAATTTCTTTTCTAAAATCATTTGAGCTGGTCGGCAAACCTGCTCTTTAAATGTTTTATCGGCATCTCTGGCTACCGCTAAATTAACTCCTTCTGGAGTTCCAATTTTATTAATTGGTACACGGTGAGCCAATAGAATTTCATCTCTATTAGATTTACGATACTTCTCAAATGAGCCTTCTTGATTACCAGCTTCAATTGGCTCCATTTTAAATTCAACTTTTGAATCTGGAGTATCAGCAGGAAGCGGAACATATAGGGATCTGTGATTTTTACCCTTTAGTCCAACCTGGAAAAATTCAAGTAATTTACGTTCTGATTCAGGAGAAAGCTTTGCTCCCTTTACTGTAATAATATATCTTGGTACCGCTTTATTTTGGAAATAATCTAGGTTATATCTACCTGAATATTCATTTCCAGCCAATGCCATTTGTGAAGCAATAATATCTGGGATACCATAATAATTATTCATAGGGGTATATTTCTTAAAATGAATAACCTCATTTGGGCGATCCTCTTGAGAAGTAATTGGACTTGGGGTATCCATATCTTCAAAGTTTCTAAAGTATACAGCCTTGCCATAAAGCAATTGAATAAAGCCATCACGCAGTCTACGGATACGCATAGTCTTTGCTGGGATATGCCCAATATAGCCAATGTCTCCAGCAGTTGTTCTGCCAATTTCTAGGAAACCATTTCCTGTAGCTTCATAGTCTGTATACACCTTAATTAAAGTTTGAGTAAAGGTGTCTTCATCATTTGTTTGGTCAAGCCATCCTTGTAGATCCTGTCTTAATTTACTAATCTTCTTTCGTGCCCGTTCTAATTGTCTATCATCTGAAATAGAATCAAAGGCGTCATTTGTTTTCTTAGTTTCAATAAAATCATATCCTAGTCCAACAATATTTGAAACCTTAGCATTAATCGCTGCGTAGTTATATGTAGATGTCTCATAGATTTGAGATAGATACTCTAGGTTATATGTTGGTTCAATTAAATCAAACATAGCGTAGCCAGTAATTGCCTGTGCTAGAAGATTTTGCTGTGTTCCAGTTTCTTCAATTCCTGTAAATGATTTTGTAAACTCACGCCCTACTTTACGTCGAAATGCTGGACTTAATCCATTAAGCTTTTTAATTCCATCTAGGTCTATAGTAAAAGGATCGTTACTTGTAACTTCTGTAGACTTATTAAATGAGAACCAATCAGCAACATTAGATAGCTGAATTTGTTCTCCTGCCTCATTTTCTTCTTCAATAAATTCCATCTTTATCCCCTTAAATTACCATACTTTTTAACTTCATCTTTATAGTTTCCAATATCAAGCGGATCTGGAACTAGTCCCCATTTAAGTCTTTGGTTTTGATATTCAAATTCTTCGTCATCAATTTTTCTTCTTGCTGAAAGGAATAAAGGCCTGCCCTCATATATACCAAACGTGCGTACTTCTCTAGTAATGGCATCCATGCGGTCAACATTTCCTTTTTTGGAAGTGACTGAGAGGTAGTTTCCTTCGTCATCGCCTATCCACCTTCCATCTGGCATTTCCCAGACATAAATTCCAAGAGTGGACTCCTCTTCTAGAATTTTTGAGTTTACATTATTAATATCCATAGATCATTATTCTACCATTACTTTGAATCAAAGTCCATACTGTGTCATTGTGCCTGACAATATTAGACGCTTTTAATGACTACCCAGTCATTATCATATGCGTTTACATGTTCTTCTGTCAGGGTAATTGAACTATTTTGGCTGTCTATTGCGGTAGCTGAGGCTCTGTCAGTATAGAGGTAATAATGATTTTGAGCTTCTGCTTGTGTTAGTTGCGACGGGTAAAGGGTTATATTCTTGTATAAATTCTTGCCGCCACCATTTGTCCAAAGGTTGTTTGAAACTTTAACATTAAACCAAATGTCTCCTGAAATAGGCTGATTTAGGCACAGTACTATGTGACAAATCTCTCCCTCTTTTAAAAATGATGAGATGTTTGTTGCTGAGGTTCGATTTACGCCATTTACATAAATAGCAGATATATTACTTTTTGTTATGGCCCCAGAATTTGACCATAGGTAAGATATTACATTAGAGTTATACTCTGAATAAAGAAGACAATTTTTAGTTAGAGTTTTAGGGGTAAAGAACATTTCTACCGTACTAATATCTCTAATTGTATTTATATAAAATCCAGCCTCAGATGGAATTATTCCATTTTCTGAATGCCTAGACAATATAGGATAATTGTCTGTGCCTAAATTATATTCCCATGTTGTTAAATTAATGTCTCCGCCTAATGGCTGTTTTGAACGAATAGACATTCCCGAATTGTTAGATACAAATTCTTTATTAGTATAAAAATAGAAACCAACATACTGTAGTAATGGCAGGATTTTGCTTGTGTCTGCACTGGTCATAGTTATTTTAAAATGAAGTAAGCCAGACTGTTGAAAATTTACCGAACCCGTTTTATATTGAGGCACACTTTGGCCGTTAGTGCAATACTCCCAAGATCCTGCTTCTCCAGTTAGACTAGTTTCAATTGATATTCCATTATCTCCGTACCATTCAACCTTTGAGCTATTTAGGCCAGTTGTAATTGGTACTAAAAAATAATCTTGCATGGTAAAAGTTTTAGATTGTGCTGTATCGGTTTGAATAAAAGACAACCAATTATTTAATTTATCATAATAAGTATCTGAATTGACAGCAATTTCAAAATCGTTGTTTTGTGGAAGAATATATGTAAAAGGTTTAAATATATTTTTATCGCTTATATCAAACATGGTGCCCTGTTCTGGTACCGCTATCTGTGCATAGTCTACTGATCTGCTATATAGATAGTGTCTAGCTATGTCGCTAATAGACAAAGAATATCTGTATACTGCTGGGGCGTCTACTATAAAAGAATCTAAAGAAGATAAAGTTGGACCAATCTTTAAATTTAATGCTGTATTTGCAAACTTAGGGGAGTTAATGTTTTTTGACGCAACTCTTTTTCCATTTAAAGATAGTGATATATTAGATGTAGAGTAATTTGCAACAACATGCATGGCTCTTTTAAGATAAGGAACAGTGTAATCTAATCTTTCTCCTGCTGCTAAAAATACTAGGTTTCCTTTTTCGTAGAATATTCCGACTTTATTATTTAAATCGGCAAGAATGGGAGTTAGAGATGTTGTAGTTATTTGAGGATAAAACCAAACTTCTAAAGAAAAGTCATTGTCTGAGTTATATAAAGTGGCTAGGCCTCCGTCTGCCAAAATTCCATCATAATCATTTGACACACTCAAAGACACATAGGCTGTATTTGTAATTTTACTTGCTGAAACTCCACCTGAAATAAGCGGAAGAATATTTGTAGTTAAAGATCCGTAATAGGTTCCATTGTTTCCACAGCCAGATACGTCTAATGCGGTGGTACCAGAAGTCTCATCTAAAGGCCAAAAGCCTATAGGAGCATCTTTAATTACTTTAAGTTGATATGACATTTGAATTAATTGTATCACTAAACAATACTAGAATACAAGTAGGTTTAGCGCTTACTCCAAAATCCTGGAGACATGTACTTAATGCCATCAGTTACTGGCAAAGACTCGTGGTAGTAAGGTTCTACTGATGGAAATATGACAATGCTTCCAGCCTCTGGTTTTATCTTAATATTTTGATTTTTAAAATTAAGCTCGCCTCCAGTGTAGCTATCGTTTAAATAAAGAACTACAGATATTACTGGAGAATTATCGTCTCCATAAGAATCAACATGGGGACCCATGAATTTACCAGTAGAATACTTGCTAATAGATATTGGTGAAAGTGATCCTATATTTATTTCATTTTTTTCTGCGTAATCATTAGATGCTCCTAATATTGCATTAGTTAAAATATCTCTAATTTCTATTAGATCTGGATCTGATTCTTTTTCTATTCCGTGATTAAATCTTTTTTGATATCCAAAAAAATATGGATCGTCTCCGCTAGCTGTCCACTCATTCCATTTAGGAATAGATGTTTTTTCAGATAATCTTTCGTCTGTTTTTTCAATTAAATTTATAAGAGCCAAAGGGTCAAGTATGACATTTTTATAATAAAATATTTTGTCAAAAATTTCAGGAGAGATTGCATTAAACATATTTATTACCTTTTCTCCACTCTTCTCTTTGTTTTTCTTGTTCTGGTTTTAATCTTTCTTTTTCTTCTTTAATTTTTCTAATGTCTTCTTCTGTATAACTAACTGATTCATAATCCCATGAAGAAAGCATTGTATATCTTAATCCAGATAATACTTCTGTTACTCCATGAAGGTTTGTGAATCCAGGATCAAACGCAATCATGGTTCCTTGATCTGGAGCAATTGAAATTCCATGTGCGTCAAAAGTTAAATTACCACCTTCGTAGTCACGATTTAAATAAATAATAGTTACAAATTTATTATCTTGCCAAGCATTTGGTGTGCCATCCATATCTGAGTTATCTGAGTGATCTGACGCAAATGCTCCTGGCGTCCATTTATGAGCACTTAAACTTAGATTACGTAATTTTTCTGGACTGCAGGTTTCTGCTAAATCTTTTAAGGATAATCTTAAATTATCAAAGTACTCTCTGTTTATTTCAGAATCTGGGTTTACGTTTAATGGGTCTAATGGATCCATAACATAGCTTGCATAAAAACAAGTTTCTTGCCAAGAATCCATTGAGCTATTAAAATAATTAATTAACTTCTGGCATTCTTCCTGCGTAAGAAAATTTTTAAATTCTACTATATCGTGCCTATGTATTACCTTTTCCATTATGTCTCCTTTTATTAGGCGTATTTATTGCCCTTTAGCCATTCTTCTTTTTGAGCTGCCTGTTGAATTCTAACTTGTTTTTCTTCTTCTTCCCAGCGGTCTAAGGTTTCTTGATCATATTCTACATCCGCATAATCCCAAAAAGAAACCATTGTATATCTGGTTCCCTTTGTAATTTCACTTACTCCATGAATATTTTCTACTCCGCCACAGAAAACATAATAAGAAAGTTTATTTGGTTTAAAGCTTATATCATGATCTGGAAAATAAAGATTCCCACCCTCATAATCATCATTTAAGTAAAGTATTCCTACATATTTATTTATTTCAAAAGCATTTGGAACGCCTTCAAAATCAGAATTATCAGAATGAGGGGCTGCAAATCCTCCTACTTCCCATTTTTGAGCATGAGAAGTATTTGCCCTAACTTCTCTTTCAAATACTATCTCAACTGATTCTTTAAATTTTTCACGTAATTTATCAAAATGATCTCCGTCTAAATTATAAGTTGATAGTAGTGGATCATTAGGAGCTAAACCCATTCCAAGAGATCCGTAAAAAGCGATGTCCCCCCACATTTCAGACTTAGCTTCAAAAAAATTAGTCATGTTTTTTGCTGTATCTTCATCTAAGAAATTAGGGATCTCTACGATTCTATTATGAGTTATGCCCAAAACACCCTTATCGTTAATGTCATCTTTATAATAAATAAAATTATCTTTGTTTATATCGTTAATTATCATCTAGCACCTCTTCATTTTCTTGTATTACAGTATCAGTTTTTTTAATTTTGTGAGTATTGTCACAATATGGATAGATTGCAGATCTTCCGCATGTACACTGCCTCATATTATTTTTTTTTCTTTGTGAGATAAAATAGTCCAGAAAAATGGAATTACATATCTTATTCCGCTTGTAATTTCAGTTACTCCATGAATAAAATTCTTATCTCCTGGAAAAAAGTATGCTCCGCCAGCCTTTGGCTTGAATTGAATTCCTTGAAGAGGAAAATACAATTCTCCGCCCTCATAATCATCATTTAGATAAAACAATCCAGAAATATCATACCATGGAAAATCATTAGGCTTTCCAGCATTTTCACCTTCATGAAGTTCTTTATCTGCATGAGGCATTTGAAGCTGGCCAGGAAGCCATCTTACAATAGCTGGACTTGTAGGAAAAGCATCTACTCCAAAAAACTCGTCTACTTCTATTTTTAGCCTTTTTACCAGTTCATCAATAACTGGTACAATTTCTGGATTGTTTTGCCACAAAGATCCAGTTGTAGCTACACGATTTTCCCAATAGGAGTGATCATAAATAACTGTTCCCTCTTCATTGTAATGAGTTTCTGTAACATCCCAAATCTTTATATTTCTTGCTTCATTAGAAAGAAATGCTAATTCTTCTGGAGTCATAAAATTTTCTCTAGCCTGAATCATGTCTGGAGAATTGCCATAGTAACCAGAAGGAGTTATTGAAACTCTATCTACGTTATGCTTTTCATAGTCGTTGCTTATCATAATATTATTATACCATTCTATGAGTATGTTCTTTTGGTCCACACTTCATTTTTATAAACTCCCCCATTTGGGACCCTATATTTGTTGCTATTATCTTGATTTTTAGACATTAAATTATTGCCCTGTTCTATTTTTATTTCTGATTCCCAATTTTCTCTTAAAAATGGAATCATTTGTGCATAAGGAGTTCCTGCTGGTATTACTCCAATAAAACCTTCTTGAATAAAAAATGGCATAGATCCTGGAAGATTTACCTTATCGTTATCTATAATTCCACTTGTAGTTAAAAATGGTAATTCAAATCTATTAAATGGTTGGCTGTACAGAACGCTATACCCTTCAGGAACCTCTACAGCCCAATCTGGGAACCAAGCAAAGTGATCTGGATGATAGCCTTTAGGATTCTCAAATTGAGGCATTGTAGGCCTTGCAGAACAGAAATCTTGATACATTGGGCTGCTTACTTTTACAGCTAAGTTTTTCCCCTTCATGTAAAATTCAATATCACACGGAGTTTTATATGTATACCCTGTTCCTAAAATATCAAACACGGCTGGGCATGCTTTCCATGTTGGAATTTTACCTCCATCTGGCGCAGCCCAGTATTCATTTGTAGATTCATTTATGGCAAATCTATCTGCCTTTCTATACCATTCTGGTATAGTTTTAATAATTGGTTCTGGCCTAGACTTGCTATCTTTACTAAGCCAAGGTCTATTGCTGACAAAGGTTATCTTGTTTGTATTCATTTAAATCCCCTTAAATCATTTACCTTAAGCCTCAAAGATTTTGTTTCATGAGATCCTACGGAATTATTTTTTTCGTCTACTGCATCTCTATAAAAATCTGTCCACTCTCCACGCATTGTTATTTCCTGAGAAGCGTCACCATAAGCCTTGCTCTTTTTATGATAGTCTTCGTCATAAACATAGTTATATAAATCTACTTCAAATTCTTTTATGCTACCAAGAGATATTGGAATTATAGAAATAATTGGTGTGCCAGCCTTAATTGTTATTGGAACATTTGCTTTAGTTATTTTCCAAGCGCAGGGCAAATCGTGTGGATAAAATGAAGTAGACATTAATGTTGTAAACGCCTGTACTCCATCAATAAATTGATTTGGAACTGGCATTTGTAATATTGTAACATCTTCATCAGTTTTAAATCTAAGGCCAGTATTAAAACTTATTGTTGCGTTAGCTCTTCCTGTAAAACAAAACTCTTCTCCTTCTAAAATCTTTACATGGTTTGGAGTGGTATCTGATATACCATCCCAAATAAAAGTAATATCTTTATTAAAAGATAAACCCCATCCTAAAGTATTTGAAAGACTAACTGGAAAACATCTATATGCGTGTAACCTGTCAGTTTCATCCATCCAGTCTCTTTTTACAGATATCTGTTCAATATTTGCTGAATTAGATCCGCTTACATAAACAGATATTTTTGACAATTATTTTCCAGTCTCTTGGTACATTTCTGGAGTATGATATTTTTCGCTATAATCAAGCATTGTTACAATTGAATATTTTATTCCAGATGTTACGGGCAATGCCTGGTGAGGATACATAAAATTTGATGGGAATATGTATAAGTCTCCAGCTTGAGGCTTTACCTTTAAATTTTGCAGTCTAAAGTATAGCTCTCCACCTTCGTAATCGTCATTTGGATATCCCACTAAAGATACAGTACAATTATAAGAATATCCATGATCATGATGCTCCATAAAGTGTTGGCCTTCTCCATATCTAACAAAATTAAAAGCTTCCCAGTATCTTAAATTATTAATATTAAACTTTTTAGCATAATCTGCAACGGCATTAGATTTTCTATCATAGCAGTCTTGCCATAACTGTTGAAGATTTAATGACGTTGGTGATTTATCATTTTGAATATCTGATTTCTTAAATTTAAAGTCAACACAATCTCTATACTCTGGCATTAATTGTTGATATCCTACATAAGCTGGTTGCCAAGAATAGTTAGGGTCTTCTTTTAAATAAGATTCAATTCTATTTGTTACATCCATCTCTGGAGTAAAAATATTTCTATACACCCAGATTCCTGGACCAACTTCTTCTGAGCTTGTCCATGTTTTTTCAATTGAATTATTGTTAGGCTGATTGATATCCATTTATTTTCCTTTGTTAGTGATTCTTGTGATTGTTATCATTATAGTCTGTCATAATTACAACAGAATATTTAGTTCCAGAAAATACCTCGCATGAGGCATGTTCGTAAATAAAGTTTGACGGGAATAAAATAATATCCCCAGCTTCTGGTTTTATTTTTAAACCATGTCTTGTAAATTCTATTTCTCCACCTTCATAGTCATCATTTAAATAAATTACACCAGAAATAGTACAGCTATAGAAAGGTCCATCATCAACATGTAGTTTAAAGTATTTTCCAGGCAGATATTTAACAAAGTTAAATGCTTCAATATAGTTCATATTTAAATGCCAAAGTGATTCGTAATCTCTAAGACATAGATTAAATCTATCTAGGGTGTCATTATGTATAGAAATTAATTCTTTTGCTACTTCTGTATCTGATGTGATATTTTTAGACTTATACTTAAAGTCTACACAATTTCTGTTTTCTGATATTTCTTCTTTATCATTTACCTGAGCAAGACTCCAAGAAAATTCAGATCCGCTTAGACTATTTTCTAAACGAGTTATTGTATCTAAAGATTTATCTTTTAAAATGCCGCCTTTATATAAATTAATACCGTAATCTAAATTTATTCTGGTTATTCCATTTCCTATATTTATATCAGGCAAACGGGAATTTTTATTTTCTAATCTTGGTAAATCAAACCATTGAGGAATACTGTTTTGCATATTACCACTTTTCTAAAGGACAGGTAGCGTGTAAAAGTTTTGTTTTCATTTTCATAAAACATCCACATTTTTTACATGTGGATGTTAACTTAATTAGTTCTGGGCAAGATTGACAAATTGAAAACCTTTTTTCTGAAACATCAGATTCAGCATATTCTGTATTAGGATTTAAAAAATCCCAGGGCTTTACTTCTCTGTTAGAAAAATTTTCAATTAATTCTTTATTATTTTCTTTATAAATTTGCCATGGAGTTTTTTCAGACATTTTTTAATTTTCTGTAAAATTTGTGCCATCATAAAGCCAACCAATTTGAACATCTAATCCTTCTGGAGCAATTATTGCAATCATCTTGCTTTTTAAAATAGAATACATTGGATCAACTGCATACATTGATAAAACATTACCATCAATGTCTGTAATATCAAATTTAAATCTATTTTTTAACACATCTTCTTCAGTAGTTGTTTCAGTAGAGTTATATGGTTTAGATATGATATCTGCAAAACTGCTTACGGAATTAATTGCAAATTCCACTACGCCTTCAGAAACAAAACACATTCTTTTATCATTTGTCATTTTTTAGCTCTTTTCTTTTAATTATTAATAATACTATTATAGTAAAATTATTATATATTGTCAATAAGTATTGTTTTTAGCAACAGATATCTCTACCGCAGCAGATATAAGCACAGTTGATGTAGCAGTACAGGTCACAGGCACAGCCTGGGCAACAAGTTCCGCAGCTTTGATACGCAGAAGCACAAGCGCTAAAGCTTGGGAATGATGGTGGGAAATACGGTGGGAAATACGGTGGGAAGAATGGTGGAAAAAATGGGAATGATGGTGGGAAATACGGTGGAAAATACGGTGGGAAGAATGGTGGGAAGAATGGGAAGCTAGGCGGGAAGAATGGTGGGAAGAATGGGAAGCTAGGTGGGAAGAATGGTGGGAAGAATGGTGGGAAGAATGGTGGGAAGAATGGGAAGCTAGGCGGGAAGAACGGCGGAAAGAACGGTGGGAAGAATGGAGCTATAGTTGTAATAGATCCAGATGCAGCAGATACAATACCAGAACCATTAGCATTAGTTGCTCTAACTGTATAGGTTTGAGAAGTATTAGCTGTATCTGCAATAACAATTGGAGAGGTAGCACCTGTTCCAGAAGTTCCATCAGAACCATTTACAGTGTATCCAGTAATTGTTTTTCCACCAGTTGCTGGTGCTGAAAATGCAATTGAATTTTGATTTACGCCAGCAGTAGGAGTTGGAGCAGACATAGTTGCTGGAACTGTTGTTACTGTTACAGAAGAAGATGTTGTTCCTGTTGCAGTACCAGCAGCATTTGATGCTTTAACTGTAAATGTGTATGCTGTATTTGAAGCAAGACCTTCAAAAGTGTAAGATGGAGTTGAACTTCCTGTTGTTACAGTATAAGTAGAAGGGGTTGTTGTAATTGTATAAGATGTAGCTGCTGGAGACAAAGCTGGAAGGGTCCATGCAAGGCTTGCAGCGGCTCCTGTGCCAGCTGCAGATGCTGCAGATGTAGTATTTGCTGTAGCTAAATATGGACGGCTTGTACCGACATCTGAGGCTGTTAAACTTGTTACATTTAATGGCTCTAAAAAGTCATTTGATGCTGCTGAACGTCTACCAGTTTTCTTACTCATTTATATCCCCTTTATTATGCTGTTAGATCGCCGTAAACTACCCAAGTATTTGTTGCTCTCTTGAATAATGTACATGATGACCATGTTGTTCTTAATTTTAATCCTGGTGTTGCGTTTACTGTTACTCCAGTATCCCCTGCAATTGTTACTTGACCTGTTGAGGTTTGAAGAATATCAATTGAAGTTCCGACTGGATATGCTACCGCTGAATTTGTTGGAATTGTGATTGTTGTTCCAGATGCTGAAGCAACTTCGATTAGTGAATCTCTTTCGGTTAATGCTGATAGTGTATACGAAGCAGTTTTTTGAATAATTGGTGTACGTGATGGAACACCTTCTTTTGTCTGTGTACCGTCTGTAAATGCCACACCTGAAGAAGATGCTGTAATTAATCCTGATGCTGTAAGTGCTGCTACGTTATTTGTACCAGTAAATGTTGGTGATGCAAGTGGAGCAAATCCTGAAATGCTTGCACCTGCAGGAATTGTTACTGTTCCAGTAAAT